TCCGATGTGCCGGACCGGCCTAAGGTTGCGGCCGCCTGCATGATGGTCCCGGGCGCATAGCTCAGCGGGAGAGCGTTCCCTTCACACGGGAGAGGTCCAAGGTTCGATCCCTTGTGCGCCCACCACCAAAACCCCTTGTTTTATAGGGTTTTCTGCAAAATCCCCCTCGGTTCCAATGTGCGTTTCGATACGCTTTCGAGCGTCAAAACGCGAACAGATACGCACAAAATCCGCACACGACGGGGAAACCTGTTCTCGTCACGTTCTCGCGCCGAGGTAGTTTCGGGCCTGAAATTCGACTAGCGAGTTACGCTAGTTTCGGTTGACACCCTAGCGCATAATGCACTATGTCATTGGTCACGGCGGGCGCGATGGTGCGCAGCCGATCAGGGAACCGACCAATGCAAGTTGTATCGTACGAAACAAAGTCCAAGGCGAAGGCCCCCAAGGCCGAGGCCGAGGCCCCGGCGCCGGCTCCCGTCGCCAAGCCGAACCCGACGGCCGCGACGTATGGCGGCCTCAACCGGGCTTATGAGTTTTTCAATAACGCGCTGTTCGGCGGCACCCTGCCCCGTTGCCTGATCACCTATCAGCGGCACAAGGGCGCCTATGGCTACTTCGCGCCCCAGCGGTTCGGCTCGACGGACGGCGCGACCGTCACCGACGAGATCGCCCTCAACCCGATGCACTTCGCCGAGCGCGACGAGCGCGCGATCCTCTCGACGCTCGTGCACGAGATGGCCCATCTCTGGCAACAGCATTTCGGCACCCCCTCGCGCGGCGGCTACCACAACAAAGAATGGGCCGCGAAGATGAAAGAGATCGGGTTGCACCCCTCGACGACGGCGGCGCCGGGCGGGAAGGAAACCGGGCAATCCTGCTCGCACTACATCGTCGAGGGCGGCCCGTACGATCGCGCCTATGCCGAATTCGGCGGCGGGATCAACCTGCTCGGCGATCTCTGGAACGATGCCGACGAGAAGGCCGCCAAGACGCGGGCCAAAAAGAACGCGTCAAAGACGAAATTCGAGTGCCCCGATTGCGGCCTCAACGCATGGGCGAAGGCCGAGGCCAAGCTGATGTGTGGCGAGTGCGAAATCCGCATGGTTTGCGACGAGGTGGACGCATGACGCCGGCGCAAAAGCAACTCGTGCAGCATGCGATTTTCCTCGCCGACAACGCGCAACGCGATCTTGGGCAGAACGCCCAAGACGGGGTGCGGGGCCGGCCGACGGTCGCGCAACTCAACCGCACCCTTGAACGCCTCGCCTCGATCGTGACGACGCTCGCCGCCGCCTTGAAGGATTGACCAATGCCCGCAAACAAAATCGACGCGATCCTTTCCGGCGTCATCGTCTTTGCGATCGGCTTCATTGTCGGGCGCGCCTTCCTGCTATCCCTGCCGTTCTAGCGGCCACCCATGCGTTAAAATCCCGATGCCGGCACATTGTAGCCCGGCACGTGACAGCGGCCCCACGGGGCCGCTTTTTCGTTCCCTGATCGCGCTTGACGCACTAGCGCATTATGCGCTAGTTCATGGTGCACGGCGGGCGCGATGGTGCGCAGCCGATTCGAGATCACTGACACATGGCCCGCATTCTCGTCGCCTGCGAATCTTCCGGAACCGTCCGCCGCGCCTTTGCCCGTCGCGGGCATGACGCATGGTCCTGCGATCTCGAGCCGGCGGCCGATCGGGCCAATAAGCACATCGTCGGCGACGTGCGCGACATCCTCAACGATGGTTGGGACATGCTCGCGGTGATGCATCCGCCCTGCACCCGGCTTTGCAACAGCGGCGTGCGATGGTTGAGCGTGCCGCCGCCCGGTAAGACGTTGCCGCAGATGTGGGCCGAACTCGACGAGGGCGCCGCGCTGTTCTCGGCGTGCTGGAATGCGCCGATCCCGCTCATTTGCGTCGAAAACCCGGTGATGCACAAATACGCCAAAGAGCGGATCGAGAATTATGAGCCGCCGGCGCAATCGGTGCAGCCGTGGCAATTCGGGCACGCGGAAAGCAAGCGGACGTGTTTTTGGCTCAAGGGCCTTCCGGCCCTCGTGCCGACGTTCAAGAAATGGGAAGATTGCCGCGACGCGCTCGGCCTGGCCCCGGATGCCAAGCCCGAGCAGCGGGTGCACAAGGCATCCGAGACGGCGGATCGCTGGAAGGAACGAAGCAAGTTTTTCGACGGCATCGCCGAGGCGATGGCCGAGCAATGGGCCGGGCTGTTGCCCGACGACGATTTCCGAATGGCGGCATAGGAGGCGCCAACAATGAGAGTGAAACACCCCGAGGGCGGCACGGTGTCGATCGACGTGCCCCGCGACTGCATCGTGATCGTCGCCAGCGCCGGCGAGACGATCGCCGGCACGCTGTATTATTGCGAGGCCTTGCTTACGGTGTCCAACGTCTACGGCGAGCACCTGATCGAGCAGGGGAAGGCCCGGCGCGCCGAGGAAGTGAAATAGCTATGGCGATCTCAACCGACGAAATGACGCCCGAGGAAGCACGCGAGCACATCGAACGGCTCGGCATCTCGCAACAGGCCCTCGCTCGCATGATCCGCGTCAACCCCTCGACGGTGCGACGCTGGATCACGCTCGGCGGCGAACCGCTCGACATCCCGCGCGCCGTGCAAATCATGTTGCGGATCATCACGCCGGCGCAAGCCCGCCGGCTGATCGAGGCCGGCGAGGCCGAGGACCGATAATGTCCGCCGACAAGATGCCGCCAGAACTCGCGCGGATGCTGATCGAGGGCGCGCGAGAGTATTACGCGGCCCCGGAAGGCCCGCAGCGTGCCGAGGTGGCCGTGCGCTATCTGCACGTGATCCGCGAGCACATGCGCGGCAAGGTCCGCTTGATGGATGTCGAGGCGTTGTTCGCCGGCATCAACAAAGAGGGGATCGGCGGCACCCCTCGGAAGCCGCCGACAAGACGAAAGCGTTAACTCACCCTTCCTTGATGATCCGACCCGGCCCGCGCTTGCCCTCGGCAAGATAGCGCGCGACGGGATCGGGGAAGGCCTCGGCGAGCAGCTTCATCTTTGTGTTGAGCCCGTCGAGAAATTCAGCCGGCGCCCTCGGTGGCCTATCGTCAATCCATCGGCCATGAATTTGAGCGGCGCGGAGCACCATCAGCGACGCAATTGCCTTTGAGATGTGGTGCAGTCCGGCCTTGCTTTCGGTGTCGGCCTCCTCGCCGAGATTCCAAAACTGGAATTGGTGCCGATCGCACGCATCCATATAGACGGACGCACGCGGCTCGGCGACGAGGTAGTTGTGCCCGCCGTACTTGAACCCGCCCTCGGCGAGCGCGAGCGCCACCTCGAAAACGACTTCCATCGGCAACCACGACAAGCACGCCTTGAGCGTGCCGAACGCGTCTTTTGGATTGTTCGCTTTCTCGCCGGGCGCCGGGATCGCGGCGGCTCGCGCCTGCAATTCAGCCATTGCGCGATTGCCGCGCTCGATCACGTTCTCGGCGTCGCGCATCTCGCGCGAGCGATCCCGCAAGTCGTCATGATCCTGTTTCATTCTGCACCTGAAAAATCATCCAATCCTCGATTTCGTATTCGTCGTCATAGTCGAGATCACTCGACTCCCAGATATCGTGCGGTCGCGTCCGCCGGCGACGAGGCGCGCCGGCGTGCCGCTTGTGTCGCCGGCGCATCATCGGATCACCGCATGCTAGGCGGCGGGATGTTGACGCGCTGGCGGTTATCCTCGCCGTGCTTCTTATGCAGCACGATCGATTGCAGCGATTGCGCGGATCGCCAGCCGCCGCCGGCGGCGTGGTTGTCCTTGTCCGCGATCGTCGAGAACGACTCGACTCTCACGTCGCCAATCGTGTCCATTTTGTCTTTGTGGATGTGGCCGAACAGGAACCAATGATAGGCCGTCGCGCCCCACGCCTCGCGCTCGTCAACCGCCATCGACATAGCCATGCGCGCCGGCGGCAACTTGTCGCCATGCGCGCACCCGAGCAGCGTCGCACCGAACCGCCGGTAATAGATATCAGCGGGGAAGGCGATCTTGACGCGCCGGTTGCGCTCATAGAACCCGGCGAGCGCCAGCGCGAGCGCGCCGGCGGCCTCGGGATCATGATTGCCGGGGATGTTGACGACCTCGACGCGCTCGTGCTTGGCGAGCGCCATGTCGATGATCGAGCGGAACACCCGCACGCCGGCTTGCTGCACCTTGAACCATCGCCCGTCAACGTCGAGTTGGTGCTTTGATTTCGGCGTGACGTTGCGCTGATCGTTCGCGTGATACCAGTCGCCGAGGTTGGCGATCAGGCCCTCGCGCGCGCGATCGGTGCGGCCGATCAGCGTCGAGGCGACATCGAGCATGCGCTCGGTTGCGATCTTGAGATCGTAATCGGCGCCGGTTTGCGGCCTCCACGACAGCATGCCGATGTGCGGATCGGCGATCGGATACACCGCGAGCAAGTCGCGCTCGACGCGGCGGGGCGGCGGGACGATCCTGGCCCGACCGCGATAGGCCGAAAACTCGGCCTTGAGCGCTTGGATCAATTCCGGCGCCGCGCTATCGGTGCGCGTCTTGATCCATTGGTGGCGGATGCGCCCCTCGCCATCGACGAAGGCCGACACACCCTTGAGCACCTGCCCGGCCGGCATCGCGAACGCCGGGCCGGATTCCTTGTGCTGCGTCACCCATTCCTTTTCGACGTTGCCCGACTTGTCGAGTTGCGCGCTAGAGCGCTTCAACTCATAGCCCGGCAACACCGGCTTGAAGCCGAGCAAGCCTTGCTCGGCCGCCCGCTTCAAGCTTTCATGCATCGCGGTTTTCGAGATGCCGAGCGCGCGCGCGGCGGCCCGTTCCGAGCCGTGCTCTTTATAAGCATCGGCCCGGCGCCTGATTTCTTCATTCACGATAGATTGCCCCTCGCCCGCTACTGTCTCGGCAGCGGGTTCAATTGCCCTTTGAGGTATGCGAGATCGCGAGCCGTCGCGTTCTCGGCGTCCCAAAGCTTGACGATGCGCGCCTCATTCTCGCGGCGCATTACCTCGACCGTGGCCTCGTGCTTGTTGATCGAGTCCTTGATCGAGGAAATGAAGATGCCGCCGATCGTCAGTAAAACACTGACCGCGATGCCGATCGGTTGCCATTGCGGCGTCGTCTTAGCATCGAGTTTCTGCACCAACATCGCAAAGCCGGAATCGACTTTGTTTTCAAGGTTGCGGAAGTCGGAGCGCAATTCACTATGCCCCGCCTTGAGGTTCGCAACCTCTTGCGTCAACGCGCTTTGATCCAGCGCCATCACTTCGCGCCCCGCTCGATCGCGTCGGCCTGATGCTCGATGCACGCCGCCCCGGCGCCGATACGTCTGTTTGCCTTCACCCATGCGCCCTTGTAGCCGGCGGCGATGTTGCCCAAATCAGCGCCCTCTCGGGCGCCGGGATCGGGCACTTTCTTGAGAAGCCGCACGCAATCGCGCGGCACTTGCCGAGGCAAGCCCGGCACGCTCGGGCCGTCACTCGATGGCCCGCAGCCGATCAATGTCGTCGCGAGTAGCGCGACGGCAAGCAACGGCAGGAGTTTTCGCAACATAGTCATGCACCTTTTGATCGATGATTTTTCCGAACTGATCATCGTAGCCGCTCGCGGCATCGACGATCCCTTTCATCTCCACCGCCAGCGCAAGCGAGCGCTTCGCGGCAGCAATGGCCTTCGCCTCATTGTCGGCACGCCACGACGCGCGCACCTCGGCGGCGCCGTGGATGTCGCCGGCGATGTAGCCGGAGACGTGCAGGAACAGCGCGAGGGCGAGCACGCCGATCGCGGTGCCGAGCGGCGAGCGGAGGAAATCGAGAACCGATTTCAACAGCGACGCCGCCGGCACATAGAACAGCGCAGCAACCCACCACGCGCCGCCGAGCGCGACAGGCACGCCCAGCGACAGCAACAGTGACCCAATCATGACTAAGCCTCGTCTTTGAGCGGGCCGGCGTGCGCCCCGCTGTTGTGATCGGCGACGCGATAAGCCTTGATCCTCTCAAAGAGGAAATAGGCCGCGACCGCCGAGGCGATCAGCACCAACCCGACAAGGATCGGCGTCGGGCCGGCAAGCACGGGATGCACGAGATCGCAGAACGAATCCCAAACGCCCTTGGCTTGGTTCGCTTTGTCGATCCCGGCTTGCGCCGTTTCGAGCACGCCCGCCTTTTCCGCAACGCCGCCGCCGACAAACAGCGTTCCGACGAGGCCCTTGAGCCAAGCGAACAGCGAACCCCGATCCGCCGTCTTGACGGTTTTCGATCCAGACTCGGCGAGATCGCTCGCCGTCGCACGCTTGCGCTCGGCCGGCACCTCGATCGGCTCTGCGTCTTTCATCGCCTCGCGCGTGGCGTCGTCATACTTGCCGGTAACGGGCAAGCCCTCGTGCGCCTGAAACTGCGACAGCGCGCCAACCGTCTTGACGCCGAAACGGCCGTCGGGATTGCCGACGCTCGCATAGCCGAGCGCACGCAACTTGCGTTGCAAGGCCCTAACGTCGTCGGGCGGCATGCCGGCCGGCGCCGCCGCCGCCTGGCCCCCAGCCGACAACTTGCGCACCCATCGCTTGTGCGCGTCGGCGAGCCGCACATCGTAACGGTTCACCGCGTAGCTTTTGCCGTTGTAGAGCAGCGCAACGTTCGGCCAGTCGTGCCGGTTCAACAGCGGGATCAGCTTGCGGCGCCTGATCTCGCGCAACATGCATTCGATCTGACCGGCAAGGTTGCCGGTCATGTGATCGACCATCGCGCACGCCGAACCGAACCCCAACTCGGCGTAGAGAAAGCCCATCGTTTGACCGATACCCCACGACGCCGAGCGGTTGGCGATCTCGGCGTCGATCGCGCGCGCCTTGGCGATCAGCGCGAGCCGCTTCGCGCTCGTGCCCTGATCCTTGTATTGCGTTTTGGGCGACCATTTCGCGAGGGCAAGGCCGGCACGAACGAACGCCGCTTGCAAGGCCTTGGAGAACGTCGCCGCGATGCTATAGGCCTTGTGGCGCTCATACAGCAGCGCCGGCGTGCGGCCGTCCTGCTCGAATGGATTGCCCGAGGTTTCCACCTCGACGAGAGCGAGCAGCGCGGCGCGCTCGATCCCGTTCGCGTCCGCCGCCTCGACGAGCGCGTTAGTGAGAGTTTCCGAGAACATGATCGCCCCTTCGCGACACACCGGCCGCGTGTTTGTGATGCTGAAAAGCGAAAGGGCCGCGCGGAGGCGGCCCCTTTCGATTGCGCTCGCGATTAAGCGCGGCGCGCCTGAACGTCGCCCTGCACGCCGTAAGTCCCGCCGGAAAACGTCGCTTGCGCATTCAGGTAATAAGTTGTCGGGACACTGATCGCCACGCGGCGGCGAGTGATCACCAGCGAAACGGAGTAATCCAAGGCGCCGGGCCGCCTCTCGTGCACGGCGCCGACAAGATTGCTGCCGACCGATCCCGACACCGTACTGATCGCGAGAATCCAGTCGTTTGATGTCGTCGCACCCTGACCGCCGAACACGCCATACGCCTCAACGTCCCAAACACCCGGTTGGAGCACGAAACTCGTGTAATTCTGCGGCGTAGTCGAGCCGGCAAAGTTTCCGCCAAAGCTCGCCGACACCAACTCGCCAACCTTGCCGGCGCCGGGCTGCGTTGCCGTCGCGCCCGCAGGAATTTGCCCAGCGGTGAACCCCGTCGAAATCCACGGCTGCCACACGCCGGCGGCTTGGACGCGTTGATAGGCATTGCCGGTCGATTGCTCCACAGCGCGTTGGCTGACATTGCCGCCGGCCTGCCCCGCCTGCACATGCAGGAAGAAAGCGCCGCTCGTGACCGGCGTGTTGGCGCAAGCCCCGGTGTTGTAATAGGTGCCCTCGGCCGTGATCGTGTTGAAATCCGTGCCGTTGGCGATCGCTTGGGCCTGATTGAGCGCGGTCATCACAAACGCCGTTGTCGCGAGCCGCGTCGTGGCATTGCCAACCGGCGGAGTAACCGCCGTTGGATTTCCCGTGAACGCCGGCGCATTGAGCGGCGCTTTCTGCGCGAGCGCGGCCGTGATCGCAGCGCTCAACACCGCAACGGCAGCATCGGCGTAAGCCGTCGTCGCGATCTTTGACGAGTTGTCGCTCGGCGCCTGCGTCGGCGCAAGCGGCGTGCCCGTGAGCGCCGGCGAATTGAGCGGCGCTTTCAGCGCGAGCGCGTTTGTCACCGTCGAGGCGAAATTCTCATCGTCGGCAAGCGCCGCCGCCAATTCGTTGAGCGTATTGAGCGCGACGGGCGCCCCGCCGATCAGCGCAGTGATTGCGGCGTCGGTGTATGCCGTTGTCGCGAGCCGCGTCGAGTTGTCCCCCGGCGCTTGAGTGATCGCAGTCGGGCTTCCCGTGAACGACGGCGAGTCGAGCGAGGCCGCATTGACGAGCGCGCGGAACGCCGGCGCGCTCGCGACATTCATCACCAGCGTTCGCACGAAATCCGACACCGGGATCACGCCGCCATTCTGCGCCGCATCGAGGTACGGAATGACGTTCGGTTGCAGGCCGAGCGCGAGCAAGCCGCCGAGCAACCCCTCGACTTCGTGATCGTCATTCCAGTTGCTCGGCTTGACGGCGCCGGCGGGCATGCCTTCGTCGTCGATCGCCGAGCGGAATTTATGCTTGATCCCCATCGATCACCCCTTTAGGCGGGCACCACGATCGCGGCGTCGATTTGCGCGGTCGTCGTGATGTCGCCAGTTTTGATCTTCAACGCGACGGCGGCCTCGGCCGCGAAGCACGAGGCGACGAACGCGCCGACGGCTTGAGCGAGCGCGATCATCGTCTCGGCGTTCACTTGCGTGAAACTGCCGTCTGCCCCCTTCCACATCGTCGAAAACTGCGGATTGCCTTGCGCGATGTTGTACGCGGCATTGAGCATCGACTGACTTTCGCGATCGGTCGCGATCTTGATGCCGCTGATCGTCACACCGCTGGTTTCGACGTGGTAACGGCGCGCGGCGGCGTGCGCGGTCAACTCATCTTTCGACATGATCGGCACGGGCGCCGGGACGAAATCGTTATCGGACTCGACGTACACCGATCCGATCACCACCGGCTCGGCGACGGCGACGAGCCTGATCGACGGGTGAAACATCGTCTTGATGTCCACGGCGTCGGGAATAGCGATGTTCTCGGCCGCGACGTTGCCGACGAGCCGCACGTAATTTTTCATGAGGTGCCCCCTGTTAGTACCAGATCAACACGAGGCCCGGCGCACCGCCGTTGCTCGGGTTTGGAATGTTTGCCGGCGCGCCAGAGCCGCCGGTTGCGAACGCATAGGCGGTGTTCGGCGACGGCGCGCCGAAGATGTCTTCCGAGATGCCAGCGAAGCCGAACGCATCGCCGCCATCACCGCCCCGGCCGGCATAACCGGCGCCGCCGGCTTGACCGTCGATGCGCAGTGAGCCGATAGGGCCTGCGGAATTCCCGCCGGGGCCGCGTCCGCCGTAGAACGAACTTGACGCGCCTGGCCCGGCCGAGCCGCCGCCGCCGCCGCCGTTGCCCGTTGCGATCGAGCCGAGCGAGCTAGCGCCGCCATTGCCGCCGGGATTCGGAAACACGCCCGAGGCGCCGCCGGCGCCGACAGTGATCGGGATCACCGCACCCGGCGTCACGGCCGAGGTGCCGCGAATATGTCCGCCACCGCCGCCGCCACCGCCGGCCGTGCCCGATCCGCTCGTCGCGCCACCGCCGCCGCCGCCGCCCCACACCTCAAAGTAAATCTTGGTGACGCCAGTCGGCACCGTGAACGAACCGCTCGCCGTATAGGCGACGAAGTTGCGAAAGCCGGCGTTGACACGATCGCTCATGACACGGCTGATCAACTGGCATTTGGTGCCGTCATAGCGCAGCGTCACCATTTCGCCGACGGTCAACTCGCCGTTGCCGAGCGGCGTGCCGTCGGGATTGACGACGGCCTTGATCGGCAACGTGTTGAGCGCGATATCGACCGGATTGCTACCGTTGCCGTTGTTGATCCTAACATGGATTTCCATTCCTTTCTTCCACTCGGCAGGAGCGGGAGAAAGTGACGCAACGATATGGCCCGGCGTGCCGCTATCCTCACAGTAGAGCGGCAAGCCGCGCTGAATGAGATGTTGAACCGCCTTGAGCCAAAGCGCATCGTCGCCGTTGTCTTGCGTAACGACATCGACAGCGCCGGCCGTCTGCCCGTTGCCGCGCACCAATGCGCGGATGTTGGCGAGCACGGCGTTGAAGAATGCAGCGCCGAATTCGGTGCCGTCATCGAGGCTCGGATCGCTACAATCCTTGAACCAAGTGTCAGTTGCGCCGAACGTGCGGTTTTCACCGGGCCGAACGGTCACGGCACCGGATGCCGAGGCAGGCCCCAAAAGATCAGTCATAGATACCCTCGTAAGCGACTTGAATTTCAGCGTGAACGATGCGCGACATCAGACAGAGCAGCGGCGACAAGTCGGGGCCGCAAGACTGCCGACGGCCGGCGCGCATGCGGCCGGCGAGCGAGCGGAGAGATCGTCCGCCGTGATAGGCGGGCGATGAATTGAGGTGAACGATCACCTTGAGCGTTGCCGCGTGCAGGATCGAGCCGGCTTTCGCCTTGCCCGCACGCGCCTTGCCGACGCGACTACCGCAATCGAATGCGGACTCGACGCACTCGATCGACCAGCCCATGCGCCCCGCTACCTCGGCGTAGTATTCGCAGCGGGTGCCGCCAAGCGCGGCAACCTTTGTGCAGAGATCGGGGAAAGGATCGCACTCATCCGGCAAGCCGTATTCGGCCATCCAAAGATCATGCGTTTCCTTGTGCGTCGCGCACCAAAACTCTAAGCGGAGATCGCAAAGGCGCGTGTTCGCGAACAGAAGCACCGACGCAATCGACTTCCAAAAGCGTTGCAGGATGCTCGGCTTTCGATAGCGCGTCGAGAACCCGTCGGCCTCAAAGCCCACCGGCTCAAAGGCGATTTCCGATCCTGGCCTCGGGCCGCCCTCGTGCGTTTGCCACGCGCGGCCCTTTGGCAGCACGGCCGGAATGCCGGCCATGATCTCGTCAAGCGTCGGGCACCGAAGCGGCGCCGGGCGCGACGTTTCACACGTCGTCATGCTTTACCTCAGATGAAAGTGACGCTTCCGAGCGTTGCCATCTGCCCCGAGATCAAGACGACATCGGCGGCCGGCGCGGTGATCGCATGCCGTTGCTCGCCCGTAGCGTTCGCAACAGCCTGCCAAATCCACGAGCGCGAGAACGTCGTCGGCTTGGCAAGATATTCCATATTGCCGATTTCCTGATCGGAGCCGGCAACGCGCGCGTTGCGGCGGAAGGCAGCACGCAATTCGGCTAACACGGCCTCTTGCACCGCCGTCGTGTTTGGCTGCAATCCGCTGATCGTGATGTTGATCGGCACCGCTTGCGGCGCCTGCACAGTCACCATCGCACCGGCCGGCCGCACGGTCTCGATGTAGTCTTTCACGCGCTCGATGTCGGCCGGCCGGGGAATGCCGTCGGCGTAGAGATCGAACATCAGCGGAAACACGCGCACCGTTCCGGGGCCGGACCATACGCGCTCAACGAACACGTCGGGCCGGGCGCCAGTCACCGATACGCCAGCGACCTCACCGGCCCACAACACATAATCGGCGGCCGATCCGCCGTGAGGCGGGTTGCGCTTGCGAAAGAGAATGCGGGCGCGGAACGACTCATCATCCTCGTCGTCGAAACCTGCGACGATGGCCGATGAAGCGACTTGCGCCGTTGCGACATCGTCACCATTGAGGCCCGAGACGATTTCGAGCGGCGTGCCGGCGACCGCGTTTGTATTCTTGCCGTCGGTAACGGCCGTAACGAGCACGCTCAACGTGCCGGCGCCCGTCGTCGAGCCGTCGGAAGTCGAGACATATTCGACGCCATCAGCGCGGCGGAACACGGCCGCAACGTCGAGCGTCACGGCTGCGCTCACGGCGATATCGACGTAACCTTGCGCCGGCGCCCTCGGCTTGCGCGCGAGTCCGAATTCCTCGCCGTGCAAGTCGAGGTGTTCGCTATCGGCCGTCAGCGCGAACTTTTGCTTTTGGATGTAGTCGGCGAAGCCGAAAACCTCGTGCACGAGGCCGGCGAACACCTTTGCCGTCGGGTTGATGTTGTTCGGCCAAATCCACGCGTCGGAACCGGGAAGGTTGACGCGGAAGGATTGGCGAGCACGCTCAACCAAATCTTTGAGAGAAGGGATCGCGAACATCAGCGAGCTACCTGATTCCAGAGAACATCAAAATTTCGGTCATAGACGATCGCGCCGTCGCGCCCGTACAGCGCGACGGTCAACTCGATGCGCCCCTCGATCTCGACGCCCGTCGCCGAGATATCGATCCGCACGCACACGCCTTGCGTGATCAGCGTTGCCAGCGCCTCGCGCGCGAATTGCTCGGCCCATGTCGCCGCCGGCGTGCCCCGGATCGTCATCGGCGCGCGCTCAAGCAACCACAGCAGCGAACCTAATTCAGTTTCGCCGAGATCGTCGCGAACATCGATCCCGTCGCCCCAATATCCGCGATTGTCGCCGTCGGCGAGGAAGGCGAGCGGGTGATCCGTCGGCACGCGCTTGTCGGTAAACAGCGCCAGCACGACGGCCGTCTCGATCGCGGCCTTGGCCCGCAAGCCGCCGTGATTTTGCGTCTCGTCGGGATCGGCCATCGCCCAATCGGCCTGGCCCCGCTCGACATCCCAAACAGAGTCCCAAAGCGCGTTGCTATCCGGCGCACACCCCTCGGCGGCGCGGATCGTGATTTGTGCCATTGTGTGAACCTCTAAACGACGGCGTAGACGATCGAGGAAGGCCCGGCCGTCGTTTGAACTTGCGGCACCGCCTGCCCCGTCGGCGAAGTCACGCCGATATCAACGCGACCGGGACGGATGCGCACATAGCGCCCCGCGACGCCGACGGCGCAATCGTTGCCCGCCTCGACGGTGATGTTGGTCGATGTCAGCTTGATCGACGACTCGCCCTTGGTAATCGTCACGTCGTCGGGGTTGAGCACAATCGAGATATTTTCCTCGTCGTCATCCTCGGCGGCCTTGCTGCCGCTATCGCTGATGTCTTGGCCCTTGCCGATCTTGATGTTGATTTTCTTGGCGTGCACCGCGTCGAGATTGTCCTTAAAGACGCGGATAATATCGCCCGTGTGATCGTACAGCGCGACGCCGCCCTCGGGAGTGTCTTTCGGGCGATACTTCTTATGTTCGAAGCCGAGCGCGAGCAGCCGATCGGATCGGCCGCCGAGCGCGAGATAGACGCCCTCGGAGCCTTTCGGAGCGTGCGACGTGATGCCGTGCGGTTGCGGCCGATACACATCCTCGAATGTCTCGGTTTTGAGGCCGGTCATTTTCTTGAGGATCTGTTGCGTGCCGGAATCGTCGGTTTTCTGCACCGTCGCGCGGCGCATCTGCGCAACAATGCCTTCCTGTCCCTCGGGAAACCAAACCCACATTACTCATCCCCTCCCGCACCGGACGCCCAAGCCCCACCGGCCGAGCCGCCCTTGCCGCCCTTGCCGCCAAGCGCGCGCGGATCGACGAGCGACAACACGCTCAACGTTCCGTCCCGGCGATCTTGCGAAAACGTCACGGTCTCGATCGCCATGTCCTGATGGATGTCGGCGAAATCCGAGTGCACGAACACGAGGGCGCCCGGCTCCCAAAGCTTGCCGCCGTCGTCGTGATGCCCCTGCACCGTGACGTTTGCCTTGAGCGCGTTGCCGGCCTCGCGATCGCGCCGCGTGCCGGCGCGTTTCTTGGCGCGATCCTTGTCGGTGTCGCCGTCGTGAATGACGATTACCGGCCGGTAGCGACCTAGCTCGGCGTCGCGCGCCTTGGCCTCGATCTGCAAGGCATCCTCGCCGTGCCCGAACGGCCGTTGCCCGCGCACGATCACGTCGGAATGCCGGCCGCTCCAATTGTGATCGGCCTCGATTTTCTTGATGTTGACGCGCTCGATCAGTCCGCCGGCGTGCCGCATCTTGCCGCCCTTGGTGATCTTGATCGAGCCGTCGGCCTGCCCCACCGGGAAAACGCCTTGCTCGCGGCAAAGCTTCTCAAGACAGCGGAACGCGGTCTCGCCCGGCGTGATGCGATAGATCGGCACCTTTTTCAGTTGCTCGTCGGTTGAGATGCCGACGCCGAAGTGATCGAGCGCGGCGCCGATCTCTTGCGGGTCCTTGTTCTTGAATTGATTCGTGTCATGCACCGCGCTCGAGTCGATGTAGTCTTGCGAGCGCGACCGGCCCGAGATGTTGATCTCGGCGGTATCATGCTCGCCGAGGCAAGGCTGATACCGATCGACGAAGCCCTGACACATCAGCGAGCCGTTGGAGAGGATCGAGATCGGCGTTCCGGCCTTGAACATCCAAGCGGTAGCGCTCGCGCCTGGCTCGGCGGCAACCTTCAATTCAAAGGATCGCGCCGCCTCTTGAAACGATGCGCGCACGAGCACCCGCTCAAACGCCGTCCACAGCCCGCCGCCGGCGGCGACGGTCACAAAGACGTTTTCCATTGTGCCTTACCTCGAAAGCGCCTCGATCGTGCGCGGCATGAAAGACGGATGCCGCACGCGATTGCGCGCAACCAACTCGTCGGCGCGCGTCGGATCGGCATACAGCGCCCAAGCGAGCGCGAGCGACGGCATGATCGCCGCGCTTTCGACGACGATCACGGGCGCGAGCGTGTTGATAGTTTTCGTGAGCCAGTCGATCACGGCGCCGCGCAACACCTCGATCGCGACAAAGAGATCGTGATTTTCGGCGCCGGTCGTGTTGTAGGCCTCGGCCTCGAAACGTTCAGCCACCTCGCCGCGCGCGGTGACGCCGTCGGGCCTCGCCGTGAACGTCATGCGCAACACGCCCTCAGCATAGGCCGTCAAGGCGGCGAGCCGCACGGCGCGCGCGGCGGCGTCGGCGTTCTGATATGCCGCCTTCGCCGTCGTCGTGAGGTACGGGTGCCCCGCGACCGTCACCGACACGGGCGGCGGCGGCGGCGGGAAGGCATCGAGCAATTCGAGCGAGGCGCGCACGGCGCCCTCGGCGGGCAAGCCGTCGCCCAACTGCCGTACGAGGCCGACGAGGCTCAGAACCGCCGGGGCGGTTGCACTGGCGGGCGCGACGTTGGAAACCTGATCCGGCAGCGCGGCGAGAAAGCTCGTCACACCGTCGCGCACCTTGGCGCTAACCGCCGGCGCGACAGGGTAGGACTGCCGCAGCACATCGACGGCCGCCGCCGCGCCCGCGAGCACATCAGCCGCCGCGTTCACGACGTAGTCGGCCTGATGGAGTGTCGAGACCACGCTCGAAAACTGCCCGGCGATGGCCGTCGCCAGCGCATCAGCCGCCGTAAAGGCGACGTTCTGCAACAGCGGAACAGAGATGAAAGCGCTCGATGCGCCGGCGCGGACGAACTTTAGCTCGAAAGCGACATACCCCATTTGATCGCGCTGCGTCGATCGTTTGAAGGTTTCGCAGTGAACCTGCACCGGGCCGAAATACGGCACGACGAGCATGCCCGCCCCATAGCTCGACAGCGCCGCCTTGAGCGCGCTCGCGAGCGCGTCGGCGTTGTCGCCGTGCACATAGGCAACGCCGCCGTAGAAGCGCAGCGCCTCGCCCATATCCTCAATGAACGGCGGGTCACGGTGCGGGAACACGTGCTTGACGTTGTCGCGCCCGCCTTCCTCGTCGTCGGACTCGAAGTAGAACGGAACGCCCTTGTAGGAGGCCGGCCAAAGCGTCTTGAGCCAGTCGCGACATTCGGTTGAAGCCATTGCCGGGGAACCTTGTTTTTGTATCGTACGAAACAAAAAACGGCCCCGAGGGGCCGCCTAAATGACGTGTCGGGCCTAGATGGCCCGGTGTCTGGGTTTTATCGCATGGCGCGCTACGGCTGCGCCGGCGCGGGGCCTTCTAGCGCTATTGCGGTGGCCCTGCTTCCGGCATCGATTTGCCCGTCGATCCAGTCGAGCCGGTTGCCGGCCCGCCGGCCGAGCGGAACGCGTTGATTGCGTTCTGCACGGTTTGCGTCACGCGGGCGAGGAAGTCGGGCGACGGCTCCACCCGCACCACAGTCTCAAGCGTGGCGTTGCCGATTACCTCGGCCTTGGCCGGCTCGCTTGAGCCGCCGCCGATGCCCGTCGCCTTGCGGATGTCGTCGATCGTCCACGACGACGCCATTTGCCCGCGCCCCGGCGTGCCTGGCCCGGCATAGCCGAGATCGGTCAAGCTCGCCTCGATCTTGGCGCGCTTGGCATCGTTGAGCGCCTTGAGTTGCGCGTCATAGGCCGGATCGTCGTGGCCGTAGATGTTGGCGGCGCGTTCCGATGCCTCGATGTCGCGCAAGGCGTCGAATTTGTCGGCGTGCAGGCCAGCGATTGCCTTGCCCCTTGGCGTCGCCTCGATCACGTCCTTGCGCGTGGCAATGTCGAGGATCGGCGCCAGCAAGCCCATGAACCGCGTCAAGCCCCACGACGAGCCGGGACCAAAGCCGAACTTGCCGGCCGTCGCCATTGTCGCGTCGCTCGTGATCGCCGATGCCAACCCGGCGCCGAACCCCAACTCGGCGGCCGTACGCATCGGGTCTTTCTGAGCGCGCTCGCTCATGTAGCTCAAGCCGCTCGTGAGCCAGTTGAGGCCCTTGTTGACGCCCGGCTGAAACGCGCTCGCCGTGTTGCCGAGGTAGTTATCGACTTGCGCCTCAAGCGACTTGCGGATCACCTTGGGGTCGTTTTTCTGGAACAGCTCGGCCGCATCGACTCCCTTTGCGCCATCGACGAGGTGCTTGTCTTTCTCGATGCGCGCCGATTGCGTCGCGAAAATCGACATCATTTGCGCCGCCGTTTGCTGCGACGAGAGCGCGGCGATCACCTCTTGAATTTGGCCCGGATCAGTGACGCCCTTTTTTGCGAGTTGCGGCAGCAAAAAGTTTTGCACCCATCCGTAAGGATCGGTCTGGCCGGGCTTCAAATACTCTTGCCCGCCGAACGCACCCGGCAACACGCCCTTAACGTTGCCAGTCGTCGTCTTGATCACTTTGGACTCGTCAGTGATCAGGCCATATTTTAGCGCCTGCTCAAGCGCCTTGTTTGACATCTTGCCGCCGACGAATTGCGTGTACCAACTCGAAATGGCCTTACCGGCCGACGAGCCGCCCAACTCTTGCGCCAGCGTCGGCGCCGTCTTGAGCATGAATTCGTCGCTCAACGCATTGGTTGCCGCGCGGCCATACTTGAACATTTCATAGTAGTCGGTTGGCCGCAGCGTATCGCCGAACACGTTGACGGCCTTCGCCATGCCGTCAATGTAGTGATTGAACTTCGCAAGGTCCTGAGTGACGCCCTTGATTTCCATACCCTTGATCAGCTTGTCGAAATCCTCGCCAAGCTCGGCGGCCTTTTCGGGGTGCGCGCCGAGGGCGACGACACGCAACCGCATCAGGGGATCGAGGATTTTCGTCGCTTCCTCGAAATGGCCGGTCACAGAGCGGATGTTGCGAACCGCGTGCATTGCCTCGGTGTTCGATACCGACGGGTATTTTTTTGAGATCGAGGCGGCAAGCTCATTAGCGTGCTGGATTTCCTCGGCCGTCATACCCGAGGCCGCCATTCGCGTTTCCTCGTGCGCGCGATCACTGCTCGCCTCGACGGTTTTGTGCGCGAGCGCGGCCACGGCCCGCCCGCCGCCATAAGCGGCGGCGGCGCCGGCGGCAATCTTGGTGCTGTTGCTCAACATCGTGCTCGCGCGCTGCATGCGCGTCGCGGTTCGCTCGGCGGTGCCGGCGATGTTGATTTGCTTTTGCACGTCGCGGTTAAGCGCGTTCGCGGCGCGACTGATGCGCGCGATCTTCTGCGCAACCGCGTCGAATGCGCCGCCGGTCGCGTCTTTGCCCTTGATTACGGCAAGGGCCTCAAGGATCGTCCCCATCACTTACGCCTTTTTCTCAACGTCATCGCCCGGTCGGCCCAGCGATACAACTCGGAGAAGCCCGCACGATCGGCGGCGTCGGCATCGACGATCCGCTCGACCATGACGAGGAAATCCCACATCACTCCGATTGATCCGTCGCCGCCGGCTCGCGAAAAAAATCGCAAATCGCCTCTTTGACGGCGATCGCATCGAGCACCGACATTTGGCTCATTGCGAGCAACGGATCAGGCTCGACGATCAGCCGCTCGGCATAGGCGCGGATAACCGCATCATTATCGACGAGCGCTTGCCCGCCGGGCGCCCTGACCCACGTTTGCGGCGCGCCGAGCATGAAGAAATCGCCGGCCGTCGGCTCCATCACCTTGACTTGCGTCACCGGCCCGGTGCCGCCCGAGAACGGCCGCTTGAGTTGGATCGTCTTTGTTTCGCGCGCCATCCTTGGCCCCCTTGAATGTGATCAAACCGGAAATGCCGGCGAGCGCAGTGCCCGCCGGCGGCAACAGCGCTTAGCTGTTGAGTTTCTGATACTGCGGCCCCTCGATCTTGATGCCGGTCACTTCGCCGGTGCTCAGATTGAGTTTCGGCTCGCCAGTGAAGCGGGCGCCGGTAAAGATGTGCGTCCGGTTGTTATCTTCCTCGACGATCGTCGCGTCGATCTTGCACTTGCGCAGCTTTTCATCCCATTGGATGCCGCAGCCGTTGCGGAAATTGAGTTCCGCGCCGTACAGTTTCGGCTTGGAAGTGTAGAACGGCGAGCCGTCGCCGTTGGCGCCGCCGGTGACGGTGATGTTGGTCGGGTCGATCGTCACGTCGCCGTCGGTCGGCGTCATCCGATCGCCGTCAACCGTGAGCGAGATGCGACCGCCGAAGCTATCGCAGCAATCATCTGCCATGTTGTGTTTACCTCAAGAGATGGTGGAAAGAGAGCGCGCCCGGCTCGGTGCCGGGCGCCAGTGAAAGGCCGCTTATGCGACGGCCGAGTCGCCCGACGGCGTCTGATACTGCAAGAACGCCGTCGCGTTGGCGGCGAACACACGCAACTGATTGACGACGTCGAACGGCAGGTAAGCGTTGACGCGGTTCGCATCGTTCGGATCGCGCTCGACGACGACATATTGCGCGAACAACTCGGCCTTTTCGAGCACGCCGAGCGCGACGAGATCGTTGTACGCATGCACGAGCGTGTTGCGGATCGATTTCGGCGTCGCGATCTCGGGCAGATTGAACGGGTTGTCATCCGCGAGAGCCTGGCGCGAGTGCCGGTTGCTCACCATCGTGCGGAAGTAGCGCACGGCGAACATGAGTTGATACATCGTTTCCACGTCGCGGAACGTGCCATCCGAGACGCCGGCGGCCGTTTTCTGATACGTGGTCACGACGCGATCGATCGCAACGATACCGTCGGCGCGAACCTTGTAACCGGCGATACCGTCGGCGTAGAGCGCCTGACGATCGACGATGTCCCACCACACGCCACGATCACGAGGCGGCAACACGCCGTCGAGCGTGAGCGTCTGCAACGGGCGCGAGACTTCCGGTGCGTCGCCGAGGTGCGCACTGGCCTTGCCGCCGAGCGCAGCGGACCACTCCCATTCCGGCGTCGGCGAGCGCTGCGAACCGACGACGCTCACGTGCTGATCGTTGCGCGTGTCGCCGAACGTCACGAGGCCCGACAGCGTGCCGAACTGCGACGACCAATAATGGCCGTAGAGTTGCTGGATCGGAGACCAGCGGCCGGCGGTGTCGTCGAGGAAGTCGCGCACGCTGTTGAGCGACGTGGAGTCGCTGTACGGGCCGACGAGGAAATCATATTCCTGATCGCCGAGGCTCGCGAGCGGGCCGGCGAGATCGGGAACACCATTGCCGCCGGCCATCGCGACGACGGTCACATTGGAGGCGTTGAGGATGTTCGACTCGTCGGTGGCATAGGTCAATTCGAGACCGTTGCCGAGCGCGCCGTTGTGCCGAGCGGTGACGTTGATCTTGGCCGGCGTGGTGCCGTCCACGGCCGCCGTGACCGGCAGATTGGCCGCGTTGATCGCGACCGCCGCGTTACTGGCAACTTGCGCCGCCGTGTGCGAGGCGTTGACCTGAAACACGATGCGCCGGCCGAGCACCCAAAGGATCGCGGCGCCGGTGACGGCGGGCGCGGTGAACGTGAGCGAGCCGGCGGCCTTGGCGCCGGCCGGATCGGCGAGCGGCAGCGCCCAAAGCGGCTGGAACGGCGCATTGCGGCGCGCGATGCGGAACATCGCCGACAGCATCGAGCCGACGCCGAAGAAAGCATCGGCCTCGGCTTGGTTCTGGATCGGGCCGATCACGGTGCCGGCAGCGGCGGTGCCGGCGGTAAGCTTCTGCCCGATCAGAACGACGCGCGCGTTACCCTGAAACGGCGTGCCGCCCGAGTTGATCTCGGCATAGAAGAACGGCACCAAAAGGTTGCCGGGAATGTTGTTGAACGCGACCATGTAGACATGACTCCGTGTTCGCCCGGCGTGTCACGGCCGGGCGCGATTGAGGTGATTTGCGGTTGAGGTGGTGCTAGGCGAGCGGCGCCTTAACGCATCGCTCGGCGGCGGTGCACGCTTCCGGCGTCACGCAATTTGCGCACACCGCGAAGGCGGCCGGCGTCTCGGGCACAGGCTCGGACGGCGCGTCGGCCGGAACGTGCTCGGTGCCTGCAGTCGGATCGGCCTCGACGGCATCGCCATCGCGAAGGCGCCGAGTCCAATACTGCGACTTGGTTTTCCACTCGCCTCGCGGATCGAGCGGAATCATCGTCTGAGGATCGCGCACGAGCGCGGTCACGATCTCGCCCTCGATCTCGATCGAGGCCGGCTTGATAAAGATGTCTGTCATCACTGACCTTGCAGATTTTCGGTTGTCGCCTGCACCGGAGCGGTGCCGGTGACGCCGGGTTGCGGCGCCGCTTTGATCCCAACAGTGTTGAGGTTGACGCGCGTCGGCATGACTGGCGCCATTCGGGCCATGCCGAGGGCGAGCTCGTGCAGATAGGTGGACTCGCCGAGTTGCGTCGCGATCGACTTGAGCAAGCCCGGCAAGCGATCGAAATCCGCCGGCGGCGCGACCGGCGCCGGATCGTAACATGACTCTTTCATGCAGATGCGCGCTCGGATCGTGCGCGCGGCGAGCCGGATGCTTTCCTCGCCCGAGCGGTGTTTGATGCTCGAATGCCACTGATCGAACGGCAACTTGCACATGCGCCGAAACAGCGCGCCCGTCGGGCCGAAGTGCAAGGCGTGATAAATCTGCTCCTCAAGCATGCCGAGCGTCGTCTCGATCGCCGCGTCGGTATCGGCATAATCGACGATCAGTTGCTCGCCGCCATCGCCATCCGCCACCCGATAGGTGGCGACGACGGAAATCTCAAAGACGAGATCGACCTCTCCCTTGTAGAACTGCGGCCCCGCCTGGCTGATCTTTTCGAGGCTCGTGTTCTCCGTGAAAACGCCGATCAGCGGCCGGCGCTCGTCGCCGTTGAGATCGTCGATCGGATCGACGCGCGAGTCGGACACATAGGCGCCGGCGAGTGTCGGCCACGGGCCGCCGTCGGCGAGCAGCGCCGAGGGCCGCAGCGCTTCAAGCGCCGTCAGCCGCAAGAATTCACGTGCGAGCATTGGCAAAAATCTCGTTGAGAGTGAGCCGCACAAAGCCCGGCGTCGAGGGCAACACCTCGAAAATGCGGAAGCGCCGGCCGCTATCTTCTGCCGTGAGCAAATCGCCCTGTTTCGGGCGCCACGGCAAACGCGAGAGATCGAGCGACACATAAGGCCGCACGGTCGAATGCGAGGCGCGCTCGGGCTGCACGCCGACTTGATGGAACGGCCCGGCGGCGGCGCGAGCGGACGACTCGCCGAACGGGCAAAGCACATGCTCGACGACATCGCGCGAGCTATCGGGGATCAGCGGCGCGTTGCGATCGGCCGCGTGTTTCATCGGGGCGAACGTGAAGCGCTCGCCCTGAATTCGGTCATGCGTCACCGCCGCAGCGGCGACAGCACGCGCAAACGGTGACGCCATGACTTAGGCCCTCGCCTTAGATGGTATCGACGCCGAGCACCACGGCGCCGACGGTGTCCGCCGAGGCCGCAGCGGCAGCGGCGTAACCGACGCGCATGTTGTTCGTCGCGGTCTTGGTGTAGTTCTTGGCGGTGTCATCCCAATACAGGATGTCCCCGAACACCCACGCGGCGCCGGCCGCCTTGGGCTGACTGCCGAACACGCCCGAGCGCTCATAGGCGAACAGCGAACCGGCCGGGACGGTCTCGGCGGCGATGCCGAACAGCGAGCCCAGCTTGTAAGGCGTATTGGAAACCACACCGCCGGCGGGCGCGACTGCATCGAGCACGCGGCCGTGCTGAATTTTGTTATTGCTCATTCCTTGTCCTCAGATTTGAGACGTTGAAAAGAAAAAGGCGAGCGGCACGATTGCCGCCCGCCTCAATGACGCACCGATCCGCCGACGCTTACGCGCCGGGGTTACGGTAGCCGCCGCGGAAATCGACCGCGCCGCAGCCAAAGTCATGTTCGAGCGACACGCCGACGCCCTGCACGCCGAACGGGTTCTCGATGCGGAGACGCGGCGCGTTGTAGCCTTCCAGCATGCCCCACACGAAGCACGGCGCGATCGACGGATCGGCGTAAAGCTCCCATGCGTTGCCAGCGACCGGCATCACGACGGTGCGCAGCTTGCCGCCGAACGGGTTGACATCGCTTTCGCTCGTCGGGGTGATCACCGCGACGGCGCGATCGGCCTCGGTTTCCTTGTCGGGACCGACGGCGAGAATGCGGGGCGCGAGGTTGAGCAGCGCACCGGACTGGTTCGTCTGCTTACGCATCGCGGCCCGGCCCTTGCCGAGGTTGTCGGAGTCGATCACGGTGCCGGCAGCGGCGAGGTTCTTGTGCTTGGCGGCATCGAACACGGCGGCGTTGCCGTCGATCAGGGTCGGGCCGTTGCCCCCGTTGGCGGCCTTCATCGCGTAGAAAGTCGCTTCCTCGAAACGGGACACGGTGTCGCCGTAGGAGCCGAGCATCTGATCGATCGCGCCGACATTGTCGTCGATCAGCATGCGGCGCGAAATCGCGAATTGCACCGCATACGGCGCGACGGCGACGACTTCCTTGCTATCGCCGAAGGTTCCGAACTTGATCTCGCCGGACTGCGTCACGGGCTGCAAGGTCGGGAAATCGCCGATGCGCAACTGAGTGTGCGGCCGGAAGTCGCTGAACGTGCGCTGCGCCGCAATCTGGCGATAGGTCGGGGTAGCGACCTGATAGCGAGCGAGCAGCACGCGGTTGACGGTCGACTCGAAGATCACCGGGAGATCGGAAGTCGTCATCGCGCGGCGGAGCACGTCCTCGCGCGCGGCGGCGCCGATCGGCATGCGGCGTTCATTGAGCACAACCGCCGCCACGTCGGCGAGGCTGTAAGCCATGTATTCGCGCGCGCCAGCGTCGAGCGCGCGAACCTGGCCCTCGTCGTCGCGGAGCGCCGAGGCGCCGCCCATGCGAACCGTGAGCGCGTCGGTGATGAAGCGGTGACGCGTGTCGGTCTCGTCGCGGGTGATCGTGACGCTCGACGTGCGGGTGCGGTCGGCCTGCGATGCCATGTGATCGAACGCACGAGCGCGGAAGGTCTCGACGGTGACGCCGTCGCGCTGCGCAGCAGCGATGTCGGCAGCGGACATGCCGGCGCGGGTGCCGATGTCGCTGATCTCGGCCGAGCGGACACGTTCGGCAGCGATCAGGGTCGCAGCGTCGGCGGGCGGCGCGGCGCGGGTGGCCTCGGGCGCCGGCGGGGCGCTCGGAGCGGGCGCGGTGCGAGTTGCCTCGGGCGCCGGCGCGGTCGCGGTGGTGGTGGCCGGTTCGTTGCCGGCGGTGTTGGCAGCATTGCGCCGCATGTCGTCATTCTCCATTGAAGATTGGGCATCGTCAGCCCGTTGCGATGAAACTTGCGTCGAGCGGATCGACGCTTGAGGATCGGCCGGAACCGACACGAGGGAGACTTCAAGCAACTCCCAACGATCGGCCCGCCAAACCTCAACCTCGTTTGCGAGAGACGTGAGAGTCCACGTCGTCACGCGGTAGCCGACAGAGATGCCGGTGATCTCGCCTCGGGCGACCATGCCCTCGGCGTTGCGGCCGGCCTCGGTGTCTGCGAAGCGGATGCGACCGACGAGATTGCCGCCCTCAATCCGCGCTTCCTCGACGATGCCGAGCACGGCATCGATCGAACCTTGCGAATGCGTGTCGAGCAATCGAACCTGCCCGAGCGCGACGCGACTCAAGTCGATCGCCTCGGCCGAGATTGCCAATTCCTCAAACACGCCCCAGCGCGACACACGCGAGCCGGCCGAAAAGATCGCCTCGACGGTGCGCTTGGCTTTGTTGTAGCTCGACGGCGCGAACCGCGCGGACAGATCGTCGCTCGCGGCGCGCTCGACGATCTCGCCCGGCACGAAGCCATCGGGAGTCTGATGCGGACGCGCGGCAACGCCGCGCATCCAATGCGTTTTCAGGTTCATGTTGTCGTTAAGCCCCTTAATCCTGGCCCGAGTTGCCGAGGTTCTTATCGTCCGACGGATCGGACTCGGCATCCTGAGTCAGTTGCGATTTTCCGAGTTGATCGACACGCCTCGGATCGATGTCGAGCACAAGCGGCTCGTCGCCGCCGTCGGCGTCCTTCCAGAACTGCCGCGTTTCCTCGACAACCTTGCGCCAATCGCGTCCCCAACCGTTGATGAACTCTTGCGGGGACATCCGGCCCGAGCGCACGGCGAGAATATCCGCTTTCAAATCCTTGAGCGGATCGATCGGCATCACGGCCGGCATGACATACGAGCGCTCATAGGGCGCTTTCCGCGCCCTCACCTCGCCCGCAAGCATTGCGATCGAAAGCCAACGCTCTGTGATGCGGTGCATCAGTTGCGGCACACACTGCAACCATTGGATTTGCTCGACGAGCACCTTGAGCACACGCTCACCGGCCTTGAGCGATGAATAGTTCGCTTGGCGCAAGTCGCCGGTCAACTGATCGTAAGTGATCATCCCGCCCGAGGCGATGCCCATCAGCGCGGCGAGCGCAACCGGCTCGAATTGCCCCGAGCCCGACGGCGAGAACGCCGAGACCGTCTCGCCAAGCTTGGCGCGATAGATCATGCCCGGCGCCATGCCCTCAATGTTGCGGCCGGCGTCGTCTTGGCGCGTTTGCGCGCCGGCGAGGTTCTTGACCGGATCGGCAGAATTGACGATCAGGCCATAGCACGCCTCCATTCGCAACTTCACAACCATCGCATCCATTGCGTCGGCGTAGTCGCGCGCATCCATCAGCACCGGCGCGAGCAGCGGCACGCCGCGCACTTGGCCGGCGCGCAACACCCGATAGAGGTGACAGAAGTCGGAGCGCGGCACGAAATTCGGAATGATGCTCGCGCCGAGCGGTGTAAGGCCCATCTCGCCGGGATGCTCGGGGTGCAGCCAATAGCCCTCGCGCTCATTCCATTCGCCCAATACGACGCCGAGGCGAGATTTCTTGCCCTCAAACATGCCGTTGCGCTCGGTTGCGATCACGTCGCCCTCGACGACTTGCAGCGCAAGCGGAATGCGCCGATCGCCGCCTTTCTTGCGCGGGACCATGCGCACACCGGAGTCGCCGCGCTCAAGCGACGAGCGGAACGCCGTCAACTGTTGACCGGCGAAGTCCTGCACGCCCTCGATGTCCGACGACATGCACCATTCATCCCAAAGCGACTGCAGTCGGTCATCCTTCCACGCGACGGTGATTCCCGTTCCGATCACGTGCGCCGAAAGCACATCGAGACAGCGCGAGCCGATCCACGTGTTGCGCACGAGATCGCTTGAGCGCGCACGAAGCTTGGACAGCGCCGGGCCAATTTCGCCGTTGGCACTATCCTGCAACGATCCCTTGAACGATTTGCCTCGACGGCCAACCATCGCGCCGTCATAGGAGCGGCCGGCGTCGAGCGCAGCGAACGCGTGCGCTCGGCGCACGGCCGCCATCGGCGCCACATAGGCAAGCGCCTTGAGAAACATCGACATCGATCAATCCCTCGAAAACTCGGCGTAACTGATCGTCGAGCGCACGCTCGACGGAGACACCTCGGCAAGCATGTCGCCGAGGATCGAGCGCATTTGATCGAGCGAGCGATATTCGACCGTGCGACTATCCGGCCCCGAGCCGAACGTGACCTTTTGCGCGCCCGTGGCGATTGCCGCCTTGAGCGCGTCAATGTCGTCTTGAGTGTAAGCCATGCGGCGCTCCCTTTAGGCGAAGCGCCGGCGGCCCATCGCGCGACGAATGCGCGCCGTGACGGTGCCAGCGGCCGACGCCTTGAATTCAAAATGCTGCGTTACCCACGATTTCGCCGTGTAGTTCGGAATCGTCAGCTTCTCACTGAGCAGCGAAAGCTTGAGCGCGCCCGTCGCAAACTGCGAATTGTCGATCGCGGCAAGGTCCATCGTGCTTCTGCCGGCGAAACCGTTGCCGGTGCCATTCGCTTGCAGATAGAGTGACGCGGCCGAAAGGCCGGTGGCGTTATCGATCGACACCTCGCCGCCCGCCTGCACGATGTCGCCGGGCGACCAATTCGCGATAGGCCAATCCTGCGTAAGCGTGAACGTATCGCCCGGCGCAGTGAACGTCATCGCAACAATGCATTCCTTGCCCGGCGAGCCATCCGCCGGCGTGCCCGTCGAGATCGAGGCGGTTTGCGCGCCGCTTCCGGTGCCGTAAGACGTGCCCTTATTCAGCGTCCACCCCAGCGGCGCCGAGCCCGTAACACCCGCGCCAACGCTGCCGCCCGTGGCAGTGAAAAACATCGGGTTTGTGAGTTGGTTGATGTTCGAGTTTGCGCTCGGCACCTCGAACACGTTGAGCAAGTCGCGCGGTTGCGGCGTGTGCAACTGTTGGATCAGCACGGCGAAGCCAACGCCAGCAGCATAGGCGCCCGGCGCGGCCTCGTGTGTGGTGTCGCGCATATAGCCGGCCTTGAATGCGATCGTGCTCGCCGTCGAGGCCGTCGCATCCCAAAGATAAGCGGGGAGATCGAACAGCACTTGCCCCGGCGCGGTCTCGCTCCATTCGCGCAACCGCTGATTATATTCCAGCGTCGCCGCGATTTGCGCCGCACTGAAATTGCTCGCGCCTGGCTCGATCACAATCACGACGCGGCCGAAATTGGCCGCGAGCGCCTTCCCGTGCGCATATTGCACGTTGGCGAGGATGTGTTGCGCGACGTTTGCGAGCGTGATCGTCTGGCCCGCCATCGGGCCGTCGGTGGACACAAAGCCGGTCGCAGCCTGCGCAAGATCGTTTGCGCCGATGTGAATGTACAGGGTGCCAGCCAGCGTCGCGAAGCAAGCGGAGAGCCGCGCGAGCATTTGGTCGGAACGATCGCCGGAATTGCCTTGATTGCCGGCGATGGTGATGCGGTGCCCCGAAAGCGCCTTGCCCCAAGGCAAGTGATTGGCATTCGAGAGGTTGAGATAGGTGCCCTTGTCGAGATGCACCTGATCAACGCGGCTATCGCCGAGCAGCACCCACAACGGAAGATGTCGCGGCGTCAGCTTGGGATACAGGCCGAGCGTCATGAGGTACGCTAGAATTGATTTCGGCGGAAAATGCATTGTGGTTTCCTGCTAGGCGATCTTGGCGCCTGCGAACTGCGCAAAGACGCGATCGAGCCACGTGTTGACCATGCCGCGAAGCACGGCGGATTTATCTTCCTTGCCGAACACGCGGAAAGGCATGTTCGATTTGTCAACGGCCTCGGCCGCCGCCGCGCCGAGCATCGGAATGTCGAGCGCGTCGGCCGGGAACGAAAACTTTGTCGCGTTGATGCGGTTGCCGATCGCGACATGACGCGCGCCGGCCGCAAGCCGCTCGGCGACGGGCTTGATCTCGTCGATTGACGCCTGATTGTTGCCGAGCACGTGCAACACGGTCACGGCGTATTTGTCGGGGTCGAGAAAGCCGATATCGGTCAACAGTTGCAGCGTCGGCGACAACAGCCCGGCCCGGATGTCGATCACGGTAGCCGTGAGCGCGTTGAGCGTGTCGAAAACGCGCATCTGCCCGTCGGAGTCCGTGAGATCGACGATCTCGGCGCGCTCGGGATAGAAGCGCTTGAGCACGCCGCCCGGCACCTCGTTTTCGGTGTCGAAAGGCCGGTTCTGCACGCCGCTCGCGTCGAGGTAATCGAGAAACGCGCGGGTGATCGTGGTTTTGCCGACGCCGCCCTTGTCGGCGCCGATGATGTAGAGGCTCGGCTTTGTCATGTGCCCGTGTCCTTTTTTGTGTCGTACGAAACAAAAGCCGGCCTAGCGGCTTCCCCAGCCGCTAAGGTCTCGGCCGATCCATCCCGAGCCGGACGGCTCGGCTTGTGATCTCGCCGCCGGCGCGTCGTCACTGGCATTTGCGGGCGGTGACGCGTCTTGAACCGGCGGCGGATCGCCCGGCAGATTCGCCCTCTCTGCATCAGAGAGATCGGCGCCGAGCACTGCGGACGCGGGACTGGCCGCAATCTGCACGGCGAGCGGGCGCGGCGCGAACAAGTCGCCTTGCGGCACCGTCGGCGCGCGCTCGCGCGCGAGGATTTTCCATTCATCCTCGGTCATAGTCGAAAGGCCGAGGTGATCAGCGACGGCCATGTTGTACACGCGGCAATCAAACCAATGGTTCGCTTGCGCGCCGCGCGGCTCCCATCGCTTTGTGGTGCGCCCGCGATTTTTCACGTCGGCGAGATATTCGGCCGTGACTTGCTTGAAGTAATTTTCGTCGAGAAACTTGCCGAAATGGCAGTAACCCGGCGGATCAACCTCGTGCCCAGCCGACTTTCCCTCTTTTCTCAGATCCTCGTACCAATGGCCTTTGAGCGGCCACGTGCCGACGGGCCAAAGCTTGACGTAACCAAGCTTGCGGCCGTCTAGGTCGATGTCCTTGACGCTCGGCGTTCCGATCGCCGGCAGATGCCAGCCATCGCGGCCGTCAACCGCATAGGCGTTATGGCGCGACTGGCACCAATGATAGACGACATGCGAGCGGAAACCCGAGTCGATCGCGAACGCGTCAACCTTGCGCCGATTGCCGAAGGCGTCGGGCCACTCCCGATCGTAAAGCTCGCCGAGTTTCAGGAACGCGCCGGCGTTCGCGTTCGTCGTGTCGCCCTCAAGCACATCGACGAACACAACCCACGACTCGCGGTTCGGCGCCCAAGCGACAACCTCGACATAGATGCCGTTCATTTGCACGTCGGCGGCGGCCGTAAGCATCAGGCCGCGCGCCGGGATGCGCCCTTTCGGGTAATCCTCGCGCCGTTCCATCAGCCGCACGTGATCGGGCGCATCGCCCTTGATCTCAAAGGCCTCGCCGAGCGTGAGGTTATAGAATGCTTTCAGCTTCGCCGGATCGCCTTGCGCCATGATCCAGCGCTCGGCGATTTTGTCCCAAGGCACAAACGGCGACGACATGGCGTCGATGTGGTAGCTCGGAAACTTGCCCGGCCCCGGCGCGGTCGCGATCCACTCGCCCTTGCGCACGAGCGAGTTTTTCTCGTGCGCCTCGATCACCGCCCCGCAGCACGGCGCAATGTAGTGCGCCTGATACGGGAACGCGTCGTTAAACTTGAATTGCGGGCCGAAGCGGAACGAAAACTTGCCGTCGCAATGCGGGCATGGCACATGCCAAAAGCGTTGATCGCCGGCCTCAAATTGCTTGTCAATGTAGCACGCGCCTTTAACCGTCGGCGTCGAGATGTTTACCTCTTTCCAGTCGCCGGTCGCGAGGAACGACTCATAGCGCGCCTCGATCATCGCGTGCGGCGAACCCTGGCCGTCGAGATCGTCGGGATACTCGCTCGCCTCGTCTTTGATGATCTTCCGTTTGGTCTTTGAGCGGAGATCGGCGGTTGAGTTGGCAATGGCGAGAGCCATCGAGCCGCCCGGATAGCGCTTGAGATACGTCGTCGATCCCTCGCCCGAGCGCGAGACTTGCGGCTTAACCTTCGCCTTGAGCGCAGCCGATTGCTCGATCGCCGGGTTAAGCTTGTCGGCGATGAAGTCGGCGAGCGCCCCGTCGGTTGGCTGCACGAGCAGAATGCCGCCGCTCGGATCGGTGTCGATCGTCGAGCCGACGATCGCAATCGCCATCACCGTGAAGCCGGTTTGAGCACTCTTGCGGATCGCCCATTTGTTGACGGGCGACTCGGGGCCGCTGTTATTCAGCGGCTCGACGACGTAAGGCGTAAGCGTCGCGTCCCATTTTTCGTTGGCGCGCGGGCCGTCGGGCACGATCAGGTTTTGCGCAGCCCAATCGGCCGGCAGCACCTTGCGCGGCGGCTCGATCAGCGCCATCGCCTCGGCGCACATGGCCGCGACGGCGGAACGTTTGAATTGCAGCATAGCCGGCCCTTACGCGGGCGAGCTATCCTCGCCCGGATCAATCGTTGACGGCACGGCCGCGCGCGCGATCTCGCCGATTGCCTCGGCCATTGCGACGCGCAACTCGCGCTCGATGTCTTTGAGAAGGCCTCGGCACCCCTGCACCCCATCCTTGGTTGCGGCTGCGCTCATTGCCTCGGCGTATGTCGGCAAGCGGCCCATGATGCGCACAACGGCCTCGCCGATCTTGACACCGCCGGCTTTCGCCTCGTCGATCGGCACGAGCCGCCCGAGTCGTTCCTCAAGATCGAGAAACTTGAGATCGGCCGTATACTGCGCCGCGCGCGATTGGTGATCGCGCAACGCGGGCGATGCCGGCGAGTTGGTCTCGGCCTCGGCCTCGGCGCGTGTCTCGGCGGCGCCTTCCTTGAACGCGTCGCCGACTTCGCCGACGGCGCGATCGAATTGCGCGAGGTTGACGAGCTTCGTTCCGCCTGGCCCCGGCCGCGTGTCGAGCAAGCCGGCCTCGACGAGCGAGTCGACGCGCTTTGCAATCGCCTGCCGCGACTTGCCGCGCTCGCGCGCGATGTCGGAGATCGACAGCCAAAGCCCATCCTCGACGAGATCACCACTCATCGCCGCAACAGCCGCCACGCGACGGCGAGCAGGAGCGTCCCGCGACGGGGCGCAAAATGTAGTTGCCGACGATCAACGCCAAGATCAGCGTGAGAAACCAGTGATCGCCCATGAACGTGAGAACGTTCGGCTCAACGCATGCCATCGTGTCAACCTGTCAACCGTGTCAACCCAAGTTTTCAATTTTGCGGCTGGCGAGTTTTCGGGGCGCGCTTGTGCCGTAGGGGGCCGGGCGCCGGGAGGGACCCGCGCCCGGCCGGGTGGCCCGGCGGGCGAGCGCCGCCCCCGCGACCGCACCGGCGCCCATGATCGCCAGAAAGCCCGCCTTGCCTGCACCACAGAGCAGCGCCAGCACGGCGAGCACATCAGCGCCAAGCATCACGACGGCAAAGATCACCGCGCGCACAAACCAATCAAAGGCAAGCTTGCCTTTCGACATGATCGAACCCCTTGAACCGCTCAAGCATGGCCGCCGAGAATGGCGGCGATCTCGTGTTGAAGCCTTGGCGGCAATACCCGCCTTACCGTGGATAGGAAGGCGGCGGCCGTGGCGCCCGTCACCATCTCGGTTGGGATGTACAGGCCCGACTTGATGCGCTCGATCGGCACGCGGCCCTTGCCGGTGCGCCGGAACACTTGGCCGCCGAGATTGAGGGCAACGCGCTTAGGGAAGCGCCCGCCCTTGATGAATGTGCCCGAGAACACGCGCCGACTATTCCACGGCGCCGCCGACACGCCCCGGCGCGTCTCTCGGGCCTTGAAGTATTTCAGCGCCACGTTGCCGCCGCGCGACTTGAGCGAATAAGTCAGCCCGGCCGGCTTTTTCTTGACGGCCCGCGCAATGACTTGCCGCTTTAGGCCGGTTTGAGCCGTGAGCGTGCGCACGACAACCGTCGCGGTCTGATCGCCCGTGCGGCGGATCGCGCGGCCGATCGCGGCCGGCGCCTCGCGCTCGGCTTTCTTGAATAGCGCGGCGAGATGATCGATTTGCCGCGCATCGATCTCAAGCATCGAGAACGCCATCGCGTCACCGCTTGATGATCGAGGCGCGAAGCTTCGCGAGTTGCTGCGATGCCGCCGTGCGGAGCGCGCCCGTGCGCGCATCTTCCGTTAGGGTGCGCGCTACAAAGCCGGCCGCCCCCGCAACCGACTTCACATCACCCCGCACGGCGGCGGACATGCCGCGCACGATCGCTTGCTTGCGTTCATTGCAACGGCAACCCATGACACACCTCACTAATTGGATCATCACGCGGGCGAACGCGGCGAGATGCGCTAAGCGTTCTGACTTGGAAGCCGATCGCCGTGCGCGTGATGAATTGGTTTGATTGGTGCCGACCGTGGGCCTTTCAAAGCCCCGCCGACTCTCGCGCTGATGAAGCCGAGCACCGCGCCGCGTCCGACGCGTGGAAAGTGAATTGGTGCGGCGATACGCTCGCCGCCGGCGCCTCAGTGTCTCGCCACATCGGAAGGCGCCCGGCTTTCACCGCCGAGAGAGTGCGCCGTGTTTAACGAGCGTGCGATTGCTCGGGCGATCAGCCATTCGTTTTGCGATGTCGCGGCCGTTTGGCACTCAGGCCAATCATGGGGCGATCATATCGCGTTGCGTCAACAGTAGGATGCAACATGCCCTCGGGCTAGGGTTGCTATGGCGTCGGCGCTAAGCGCCGTAGTCAGTCACATCGCCGCCGGATCGACAGGGGGACAGCCCCGGTCTATCGAGCCGGATCAAACGGCGCGAGAAAGAACGAAACAGACGAGAGCGTTACAGCTTCCGCATGGTCGTGATCTCCGATGGTGCAGAATTGCAAAACCCCCGCCGTTGGGCGAGGGCTTTTGTTTTTCACCTTTTGGAACGTCCGGGGTTATGTCAAGCGAGGCCTTCCGCGTCAAACAACCCCGACACGGAATTGCAGCAAACCCCTTAGATTGCAGCGGATCGGCGCATTTTTTCGCGGCTCGCCCGGTTGTAGCTCGCCCGCGTTTCCGCCTCGATCGGCGATTCGATCGGCGGGCCGCCGGCCGAGCGCTTGGGCTGCAAGGGCAGGCCGACGGCATCAAACCGGGCGAAGGCATCGCGGAAGATCACCCGCGTCGCGAGCGACGACGAGAGCCAAGGCATCAGCGGCACGGCGAGCGGCAGCACGTCGAAACTTTCGAGCGCGCCGTCGAGCACGCCGGCGAGATGCGAAAGCGCCATGTGCCACGCGACGAATTGCGCGCGAGAATGCGCGACGCTCAACGGCGCGGGATCGTGCCACTCAAGCGGCGAGCGCGGCGACATCGAGAGCGTATATTCGCCGTCACGCTTGCGCGCACGGCCTTCATTCTTCTGCATCATCACAACATCGCCGTCGGCGTCGGTGCCGAGCACCACGGGATAGCAACGCACGGCGCCGGCGGCGTTCCTGGCCTCATAGAAACGTTGACGCGGCGACGGCAACTCAAAGGCCCATGCCGGGCGCGATCCCATCGTCGCGTGACTGAGCACGAGGCCGCGCTGATCGAACGATGCGCCGAGGATCGCATCGACAGCATCGCCGGCGATCCCAGCGAAGTCACCGAACAGCGGCAACACCTCGACGCGATCCTGAAAGCGCGCGCGCGTGTCGAGCGATCGGATCGCGTCGGCGACGAGCAGCGCATCGGCGTGCGGCTCGCCGGCAAGGAAGCCGAGGCCGTCGCCGTAGCCGCTGACATCGACGCGCACGCCGAGGGCGCAATACTGCGTCACGATTTGCCACGGCGACGCCGACACCGATTGCCCTTTCGGCAATTCCTCACGCATCGCCCATTGCACCAATTTCTCGATGTCGATTTTCTGTTTCATTGGTCCTTGCCCGCTTGATTTGGTGATGGCTGTAGGGATGTAGGATGGCTGTAGGGTTGAGAATGATCCTACAGGCTGTTGTGAGTGATATTTTTCAATGAGTTAGAGGTGATGGCTGTAGGGATGTAGGGTTAAAGCCAATGCACATATGAGAGACCCTGATTTGCTCGCCCCGCACCCCGGAGATAGGTAAGAGGCGAAACCCCGTTTGATCCTTCATCCCTACAGCCGCACCGCCTAGCATCTTGAGATCGTTTCGATTTCGTCGCCTGTAGGATCGCGCGCAACCCTACAGGCATCGTGCATCCCTACAGGGTTACACGGGCGCAATATCGTCGTCGCCCGGATGCGGCGGCGGCTCGTCGGCGCGACGGCGAGGCGCGGCCGGCACATTCTTGAGCCGCACGTGCAGATAGCGCACGCCTTTCTCGGCGCGATGCTTCGCAAATCCCTTTTGCGACATCGCCGCGCCAAAGCTTTTTTCTTTCCACGGCCGCACCGCGTTCGCGACGGCCCACGCCGCAAATGCGTCGTACATCTCGCGCGCCGAGACGACTGAGGCCGGCGAGCCGTCGGGCAGTGACGGCACACTCTCGACGCACGTGCCGACGAACGTGCCGACAGGGTCCATTTCGTCGCGATATTCTGCCGTCGCGTCCGCGACCTCGGCCGGCGTGCGCAAGCCGCCGTTGAGGTAGTCGAGCGCGCCCCTGATCAACCAATTCAGGATGCCGGATCGCTCGGGCCAAATCTCGCCCATGACTTCATCCATTGGCCGGCGCTCGTGATCCGCGATCGTCACCGGCCACGGCACAAACTTGACGCGCCTCCAAATGCCGTGATCGACGCCGCCGATCTCGGGCTTGTGGTTGCCTGATAGCACCATCTTGAACGTCGGCCGCATCTCGAAAAACTCTTTGTTGAGCGAGCGCACGAGCATCGGCTCGCCGCCCGTGAGTGACTTGATAAGCGCTTCCTTGAACTGCACGCCGCGCTCGGGTTCGGACGCGCGCACGAGCCGCGCGCCCGGCAAGCGCGCGAGATCGGGCGACGGCCCCGAGCCGGATCGCTGTTGATCGCCCGACAGCGACTCAAAGTTGATCGTTGCGCAGTATGGCCCCATGATCCGCGAGACGATCTCGACGAAGGTCGATTTCCAATTCGCGCCGGTGCCGTAGCTGAAAACGAAACATTGCTCGCCAACCATTCCCGTCAAGGCATAGCCGTGGAAGCGCTGCACGAAGTCGCGCACCGGCTCGATCGGCAGGAAGCGCTTAACGGCCGCCTCAAAATGCGGAGCGCGGGCGCCCTCGACGTAATCGACCGGCGCGACCTTTGTGATGTTATCGCTTCGCTCGTGCGGCGTCAGCACCGCGCGCCATTGCTTGATCATCTTGCCCGAGTGATCCGACGCGTCGGGATCGGGCACCTCGTCGCACACAAAGCGAATGGTGCCGTTCTGCACATTGAAGGCGAGCGCGTCGGCGTCGAGGCCGTCAACCGTCACGACGCGATAGGGCAAGGCCTGATCGAGCATCCCGCGAATCTTGCCGGCGTTGCCGCTCGACACTGAGTATTTGCGCCGGGCAATCTGCCGGCCCTTCAATGCCGCTTGCGCCTCGGCGCCGGCCTCGACGACGCGCGACAGCATTTGCCATTGCTGATCCTTGCGCGCGTCAACCGTGCCCTTGGCCTTCTCGATCGCGCCCATCGCGTCGCGGGCCTGGCTCGCCGCGTCGATCGCGGCTTGCTCTTTCGGCGTGGCCGCCATCACATCGGCCTCAAGCACGATCCGGGCGGCCGTGCGGTGCGCGAAACGTGTTGCGATCTCATTCCCGCCCTCGCGTTCCCAATGCGTCCCTGCCCACGCGTGCCAGCCGAGATTGCGCACGAACAACAGATCATCGCCGAAATGATGGATCAGCCGTTGCCCGTTGCCGGTGTCATTCTGCGGCTCGCGCGAGCACGTGATCAGCACCTCGCGCGAAATCTGATCCGCGTCGGCGGGCCGCTCGTCGTCGGCCGGATCGACATCATCCTCGCCCTGCCCCCCGTAGGGGGCGCCCCCCTCGGCGGGGTGCGGGGCGAACGAGGCGGCGGCGAAAGCCGAAAGGTCGGTGTCGTCGTTTTCGACGATGTCAACAATCCGCGACGGATCGGCGCCGTTGCGGAGCATGTCGTTAAAGTCTTGGCCGTCTTTTTTCTCAGTCATTGGTTCGCCGCTTCATCTGGAAACACCGCGCGCACGTTCCGGCCTTCCCGCCGGTGTCGAGCGCGCGCCCGCTCAAGCGCGTTGCGCGTAAGGAACGGATCGGAGTCACCGTCGCCGAGCAACACAAGCTCGGTGACGGAATCGGGCACCGGCATCGCCGGCGAATTCGGATCAGGATCGGGGCCGGGCACGCGTTGCGCGCGGCCGTTGGATGTCGTGAGCGTCGGGTGCGCGATCGTCGCGGTTGCCTTGCCGGCGAGGTTGCCGAGATCACCGGACACGCGAAACGCGGTGCCGGTGATATCCCGCCCGTGCCGCGCAAACGCCGTGTAGACGGCCGCAACGGTCTCGATGCCCTCGCCCGTAATGAGGCGCCGCGGATTGTCCCGGCACCCGCCGAGATCGAGATAGCAACCGGCTTTGGTGCCGCGCATCTTTTTCGCCGGCAACGCCTCGCCGGTGTACGGATGCACGATCGCCGCCTTGCAATTGTCCGCCGCCGTGTCGATCCAAGTGATGTGCAACCCGCGAAAGACGCCGGCGGCGTCGAGGAACGGCGCCAGCATTGCCGGCCCGCGATGCACGAGCAGCGGCTCACGCTCGCGCCCGTCGGCGAACATCGGCATATCATTGTGACAACGCACCCGAGCGTTGGCCGGCAGCATCACGCCCCGGCAGTCGGCATATCGCTCGACGAGCGATCCTTGCCAGCGCTCGCCGGCCTGCCAAAAATCGAACAGCCGTTTCCGCTCGCGCTCGCGCGCATAGGCCTCATAAAGCTCGGCTTTGCGACCCTGGCCCCAGCCGTCGCACCATGCGACGCGCAAAGCGTGATCGACATTGAACGGCGCCGGCACCTCGCCCATGACGCCGCCAGCAACATAGGCCCGACGGCCGGCTCGGCGGGCGAGCTGCGGCGTCGGCTTTTCCTCGCGCACGCCGCCGAGGCGATCGACGGCCGCCGTAAAACTCACGCCCTCGCGCTTCTGCACAAGCTTGATCACGTCGCCGCCATCCTGACAGACAGCGCAAACCCATTTATCGGCGTCGCACTCAAAGCGCATTGCGGTGCGCGAGCGCGGATCATCCGAACACATCGGGCACGGCCCGATATAGCCGCGCCGCCCTCGGCGCCGCAGCGTCACGAATTCGCCGGCGACAGCGTGCACCGGGTTGCGCTCTTTCAGCGCATCGAGAGCCTGATCGGAAATCATCTATTCATACCGCATTTCATAATCGTCGCCGTCGTCGCGCGGGATGCGTTGCCCATCGGCTGCGCGGCGCACCGCGTCTTTCAGGCGATCATTGGCGCGCACGAGCCAGATCACGCGCGCGGTGCCGGCGGCTCGCTCGGAAGCGAGCGCTTCGCGCTCGATCATCGCTTGCAACGTCTTGCGCTCGGCCGGCCGTTGCTCGTCGGCGAGCAAGCGCGCGAGGCCGGCGATGCGGCCCTCGTGCGCCGCCACGGCCGCATGCAGATACGCGAGCATGTCGGCGTATCGAACCGGCTTCACCTCGGGGGGCGCCCCCTCGGGCCGGGGTGCGGGGCCGTCGCCTTCTTTTGTATCGTACGAAACAACACTCATAGGCGCGGCCCCTTGGTGCATTGCTGCACCTGATAGGTTGTGAGCATGCGGGCGAGCGCCGCCGGCGCTTCGCCGATGTGCCTTTCGAGCAGCACGCCGGCGAGAATGCCGGCGAGCAGAGCAAGCCCCGTTGCGAGCCTCACGAGGGCCGCCGCACGCTGATCAGCTTGGCGGCCTCGCACCACTCGCGAACCTTGTGCAGGATCGCGCGTTGCGCGGCCTCGGGATCGCGCGCGGGCTTTGGCATCCGGTCGACGCCGGGCAGAAACACGGCCCAAAAATAGCCCTTGCCCGTCGTGTCATGCGTCACGACGCCGACAACCATCACGCCGAGCCGCGCCTCGATCTCGTGCGCACTCTCTTTGAACTCGACGCGCACCGCTTCCATGCCGGCCGCCTGGCCCCCGGCCTTGCCCGAGCGACGCGCGTCGCCGGGCTTTGAGGCGTAGCCGGCGCGCTTGGCCGGCTTCACCTCGACGACGAAGGATTGCCCCCGGTTGCTCATTGCGCACCGCGTCCGATGAAATCGGCGAACTCGTACACGGCAACGCCAGCGGCAGCGCCGAGCGCAATCGCAACCGCGTTCTCGGCGGTGGCGCCCTTGGACGCTTGCCAGCCGGGCAACAGCACGACCGCGTCGGCATGCAGGCAAATGAAGGCGAGATCGTTGAAGAACACCAAGCGCGGATTGATCGGCGTAATGCCCTCGTCGCCGGCGGGATTGTCCTCATAGACGCCCGCGCCATAAATCTTGATGGTTTCCTCGACGGGGTTGAATACGTTGTGCCCCAACGCCTTCAACTCGGCCGCCGCCGCCATGAAGGCCGGCTTGTTAAAATTCGCGTAGCCCCGCATCGGGCCAGCCAGATAGATTTTCAAGTCAGAGTCCCCCTGTGATGCGATCGACGAGCGCGATTGCGATCTCGATCCTTGGAATGACGTAGAGAACGAAAAGCGCGAGGCCGGCGCCAAAGACGCCGAGCGCGACGATATCGACACGATCGATCAGCATCGCCCCGGCCCGCCGATCAGGTTTTCGCAATCGCATTGCGGATACAGACACGGGCGACGCGGCACGCCGGCCCGAGCCTTGGGGCAAGGCCCGCTCGGCGCGGGCGCCGGCGACGAGCCCGGCATATGATCGGGGAAGCCGTCCGGTTGAGCGGAAGGCCGCACGTGCTCGATCGCCTTGTCGGGATCGGAGGTGCGCCAATTCGGCCAGTCGCGCATCTCGTTATTCAGTTGCTTGAGCGCAAGCGCCTCGACAACCCTCGCCGGCACGAGATCGTGCGGCACCCCCATCGCCTCGGCGCAACGCCAAGCACCATCAAGCGCGAGCAACACAACATCGATCCATTCCTCAAGATCGAACGGCGCGCCCTCGATCTCGATCAATTCCTTGCGGATGTGATCGACAACCATCTTTGTGCGCGGGCCTGGCCCGAACGTCGCACGCGAGAATGCGCGCTGCCGGTAGAGGTGCATATTCAGATCGTACATATCTCCCCCTCAAAGCCCCGCGAACAGCGTGCCGGCCTCGAAAGCGTCGGCCTCGCCCTTCGCCTTGATCAACATCCGCTTGCGCTCGTCGGGGCCTGCGAAGGCCGAGCGCATGCGGTTTGCGATGTCGTCTTGAAACTGCGGATCGATCTCGATCAGGACCGCGCGGCGGCCCTCGGCGAACGCCGCCTCGCCCGTCGCGCCAGATCCCGCGAAGCAATCGAGAACCGTGTCGCCGGGCCGCGTCACGAGGCGCACGAGGTAGCGCATCAGCGCAATCGGCTTGACGGTTGGATGGCCCGAGCCGGCGCGATCGGCCTCGTCGGCTTTCGGATGCCAGAAGAAACGCGCGATCGGCTTGCCGCCGGCGTCACGCGGGAAGTGCTCGCACACCTCGGCCGATCCATCGTGCAGCACATTCGACGGGAAGCTCGATCCGGTCTCGTGCTGCACGCGGCACCCGGTCACGTCGAGCGAGCCGGCGCCGTGCATCAAAAGGTTTTCTGTGATCGTGCCGTCGAGCGGCTTGCGCGCGAGCATGATGAATTCGGCCGCCGGCTTGAGCGTGATGTCGCGGTCGCCGTAGAATGCCGCTGTATGGCTCACGGGGCCGCGTGCAAGCTCGTCGTCGTCGAGGTAGTCGCCGAGCACGGCGCGATCGACAAACTTGCCCAGCGGCTTCCCATGCGGAAAGCCGGTGCCGTAGAGCCATGACAGCACGTCGCGCGTCTCAAAGCCGGCGGCCTCGGCGGCAACCTGCATATGCGCGTAAGCTTTCGGGTAGTTGAAGGCGAGCAGATAGCCGCCGGGCTTGAGCACGCGATAGACGGCGGCCCATGTCTTGGGCCGGTTGCAGATGTCGCCGAAAATCGCGCCCTTGCCGTGTGCAGCGCCCTTGGCACCGCGCGAGAACATCTCGCCCTTTGCCTTGGCCGACTTTGTCGAGCCAAAGCGCTTTTCCATCTCGGGCAGATAATACGGGCCGTCGGTCACGCACGCGTCGAGCGACGCGGCGGGCATCTTGGCGAGCACCTTGAGCATGTCGCCCCGGTGCAGCGTCACGCGGCCATCGCAGAAGGATTCCGACATCGCCCGCGCGCCCATCAGAACGGAATATCGTCATCCATATCGGACGGCTTGCCCGACGAGATGCCGCCGCTATTGCGCGGCGCGATGCCGGCGCCACGGCCGGAGTCCGAGGTGCGCGTCGTGTCGCGGCCGAAATCCTCATTCGGCGGCGGCCCGCCGCGCCGATCTCCGCACAATTCAAGCGTCGAGTTGAAGTTGCGCAGAACGATCTCGGTCACATACTTGTCGGCGCCGGCCTGATCGGTCCACTTGCGGGTTTCGATCGCGCCTTGAATGTAAAGTTTCGAGCCTTTCTTGACGTATTGCTCAATGACCTTTGCAAGGCCCTCATTGAACACGACGACGCGGTGCCATTGCGTGCGCTCTTTCTTCTCGCCGGTGTTTTTGTCGCGCCATTCCTCCGATGTCGCGATCGAGAAAGACGCGATCGGCCGGCCGTCTTGCGTGCGCCTGATCTCTGGATCGGCGCCGACGTGGCCGAGAATGATTGCCTGATTGATGCCTGACATGGCCCCCTAGTCCCCCGTGATTTCCGGCTTGAGATCGGCGGCGCGCATTTCGTCGGACACGAGCCGCATGTGATTGAGAGCGCGCTCGGCCGCGCCAGCCTGGCCCGCCTTGATCGCGTCGAGCGCGCGATCAAAGGCGGCCATCCATTCGTCGGCGCCGCTCACGACGCCTTGCCCGAGCAACGAAACCGAAGCGGCGAAATCAGCGCGGCGGCGTCGAGCATCCTGCACATCACCATCAGCATGGCGTGCGTCGGCGTCGGCATGCCCTTGCGATCGAACCGCAACCACGACAGCGGGACCGTTTGCGCCTTGGCGCAATCAAGCTCGGCGTGCTGCCGGCGCATCGCGGCGAGCAACGCCTCGGACTCGGCGGTGCAAACCCGATTCGGCTCGCCGATCGGCGTGTCGTCGGCGTTGAGGCTCGTCACCTCGTCGCCGAGCACTTCCGCCGGCGCCTCGTCGCGCTTGCTGCGCTCGACGAAGTGCGGGCGAGGCCCGGCCGGCAAGCGCCCGGCGGCCTTCTCCGCTTCCCAAAAGCGCTGCAACCGACGCTCGCCGAGCGCCGCCGAGCGCGCGATTTGGCCGAGCGTGAGCGGCCCGTGCCACGCGTCACGAAGCCGCTTTTTCTTCGCTTCCTGCATTGAATCCCCCGCTGCGAAAACTGTCATCGACGATTGCGCGCGCCTGCGTCGCGGCGAACGCGAGCCGCAACACGACGCCGCCCGTGCGCGCGTGTCCGGTCATTTCCTTGAGTGAAGCGATCAGCGTGCGAACGCCGGGCGCGTTGATCAGGCCCGACGCGTTGAGATCGTCGTCGAGCATGTGAATGTCGGCCGTGAACGGCAGCGCAAGCGCCGGGTTGAGCGTGACGGTGTTCGCGAGGTAGAGCAGCCGCGCGATGATCGAGCGCGGCGTCATGGCCCGCCGCCCTCGTCGAGCAGCACGCCGCCCCAAGAGACCGCAGCGCGAGACGCACGAGCACGGCCAGCGCCGCGCGGATTGCGCACGCCGTCAACCGCGCACGAGCAGCACGAGAGCCGCGCGGTGCAGATGCACCGCATCGGCATCGCGACACGCGGCGGCTCGATGTGATCGAACACATCGCCCCGCCGCCGGCGGACCAACTCAAGCGCCAATCCCCCAAGCGCGAGCAGGCCGCCGACGGCGATCAACCCCCAGCCGACGCCGATCACTGCGACACCCGCAGTTGCCCGGCCTCGATCTGACGCCGGCGCCGCGCACACTCGCGCTTGCCGTTCGGCGTGTAGAGTTTCGAGGCGCGACGGCGACGCGGAGGTGCGGAGCGGCCGAGCGGAGGGAGAGGCGGAAAAGACGGACGCGCGACGAGCGGGAACGGGCGAAGCAAGCCCATCAGCGCAGCGAGCGCGAGGAACGGAAAGCGACGGATCACGCTCAACATGCGCGCGCCTCGCGAAGAAAATCGGCAGGCTCGCGGATCGTGGCCGGCGCCGGCGCGTTGATCGGCTGACGATGTGCCGGCGGGTTGCGATGGATCGTGAAAGGCGAGCGGCAAGCCGGGCACTGGCACGGCATCGCGTCGCTTTGCCCGTCGTGAATGACGGGCGGGCGGTGCGCAGACATGATTCCCCCATGCGCCGCCAAGCCCCCGCCCGGCGGTCGCGATCCCCATTTCGGAAAGTCAAGTAGGTTAGGCGCGGAACCGGGATGCTGATTCCGTGGTGACGAAACTAGCCTGATTCGCTAGTTTCTCGTCAAGCGACCCTGACGGAGATCGCTAGTTTCAATGCCATTCGTTTGTGAGTAGGGTGCTGATATGCCTAGAGAAATAATTTTTGTGCAGGAGAGAGTTTTGCGTCAGCCGCGTGCGCAGCGCCCGAGGCCTAATCGAATTCGCGAATTAACGAAGGCCCGCAAGTGGACCTATCCCGAGGTTGCGCGCCGCGTGAGCGATCTCGCGCGCTCGCGCGGCGACAAAGAACGCGCCAACACCCACACGATCACGATCAATCGCCTCGCAACGGGCGCGGCCAAACTGACTCAAGACTGGATGAATATGCTCGGCGAAGTGTTCGGAGTTTCCCCCGCTGAAATTATCTCTGCACCGATCGCCGAAAATCTTAGACGCGTTACGGTTGTGTGTGCTTTATCGGCCGGCACTTGGCGCAAACACTGGCAATTGCCAGAACAAGAACAATACGAAATCATGATCCCGAACGAAGCGACTTTCGCGAACCTGGCCCTTTATGCCGGGGAAATACGGGGTGACGACATCAACCGCAGATACCCGCGCGGCGCGATAGTCGTCATCTCGACTTACAAGCCCGGCGAGATCAATCAACCCGGTGAACTCAAGGAAGACCGGCGCTACCATGTTCGCATTGGCCGCGCCGACGGCCTGATCGAGGACTCGATCAAAACTCTCTCGCTCGGCCCCGAAGGGCAACTTTGGTTCAAGCCCGAGAGCGACCACCCCGCCCATCAGGAATGGACACCCATCACCGGCAAGCCCGGCCTGCACGTCGAGATCGTCGGCCGCGTGCGAGGCGTGTTCCTCAAAGAGGACTGACAGACAGTAACATTTGATGATCCGGCCTAAGCCCGCGTGCACCACGCGGGCTTTTTTCATGTGCGCAAACCCCCGTAGAGGCCCGATCCGTAGTTTGACGGACTCCCGCTTTTTTTGGGGCTATCCTATGAAAACTAGCAGAAAGCACTTGTTAACCTGAACGAATCAAACTAGCGACATCCGCTAGTTTTCGTTCAAGGTTTCCCATGCACCTCGCGCACATATCCACACCGCTCCCGATGCTTGCCCCCGGCGAGCCGGGTTGCCCCGACCTTTGCCACCTCACAGCCGGCACGCGCCGCGCGCTTCTCTCGGCCTCAACCGGATCGCTGCGTCGTGGCGGCTCGGGATGGTTCGGCCCCGACAAGAGCGAGCCGATCAACGCCGTCACCATCCGCGCACTGATGAAGCGCGGGCTTCTGTTCATGCAGCACCACCACATGGCCCGGCTCACGAAGCGCGGCCAATGGTGCGCGCGCACGCTCTGCACAGAGATCGCCGGCCTTTCGTACTGCGTCGAGATCAACGGGGTTTCAAACTTCATCATGGGGGAAAACGAACGATGTCACATCGCCGCTTGACTGAGGCCTGTCTATTCGCGTTGCGCCAGATCGCCGAGGGCGCCGGCGAACCGATCGAGGTGCACAACCGGATCGTCGCCGCCAACCTTCGCGCCGTCGAGCGCGTGTTTCCCGAATTCGTGCGCATCGTGCCGCGCGCGCCGGGGTGCGGGGCGGCATTGTTCGGCGCCGCCATCACCGACGCCGGCCTCGCCTTCATCACCCCGCGCAAGCTGCGTCATGCTCGCGAGGTGCGCGCGTGATCCTATCATTCAACATTCCCGAATGGGTTGCCTACCAGCGCGCCGCGCTCGCCCTGTACGATGTCGAGCGCGAGATCGAGAGCCGGCAAAATTCCAAGCACGCGATCGAGCGCAAGATCATGCCGGCACTGCTCGCGAAGCGTGATCGCATCCGCGACGAGGTTGCCCCGCTCAAGGCGGCGGCTGATGCGGCAGAGCGCGCGGCGCGGGAACGGATCACCACGCCCGTGGTTGTCCTTCAGTCGCACTGCATTCGCCCGGAACTTCGCGGCGGTGGAGCCGACGGCCTCGACATCCCGGCTTTTCTTCGCCGGCAGGGAGGCTAGCAATGCCGTTCATGATGTTCTGTCTCGTGATCCGAGACCGCGACGGCAAGTTGCTCGACACGCACGACATCGACGCCGACACCATCCTCACGCGCGGCGATGTTCGCGCCCTCAAGCGCGCCTATCCCAATCTCGGGATGATCGAGCGCGTGACGACGGTCGAGAGGCGCCCGCAATGACATTCCCATTGACGCACCTCGGCTCAATGCACGCCGACGCCGTCGCGCTGACCGATCGTCGCGCGCGGCTCGCCCTCGCGATCAAGCTTGAGGCGAGATGGCAAATCCTGGCCCGGCCCGCCGATCATTGCCCGTCGGACGCGGCGACGTATCGCAAAATGCGCAACATGCTGATCACCGCCATGCGCAAGGCTCGCGCGCGGCAAATCGATTTTGATGTGCTCCACGGCGTCAACTTCTACAACGCCGTTGAGGCCTATGGAAAATTGTTCGCGGCGGTGCACGCCTATCGGCGCGAGCGCTTTCACGAGAGGCGCGGATCATGAGTGACATTGTGTTTTTGAACGACGCATTGATGGCCCGCAACGCTTTCGAGGCGTTGCCGGCGATCGTCGCCGACGGCACGAGCGTCGAGACCATGATCAAGCACATGGGCGGCAAGCTTTGCCGCGTGCTGATCGAGCGCGACGGCCGGCACGATTGGCACGCCGCCGCCGTGATCTATCTCAATGGCGCCGAGCGGATCACCGCCGCCCGCGTGAAATTCGGAAACTACCAAAGCGAAGATTGAGGCCGCCCGCCGGCGGGACGATCCCGCCGGCCTCGATTTTGTTTCGTACGATACAAAAGCATCACCCGGAACATGCTGAAACTCTACACAATGGACGAAGCGGCGGCGATTTTTCGCGTCAAAAAACGCGTGTTCGCCGAATTCATCGCCGACAAGCCCTTTTATCGGGTGATCGGCCGTGCAAAACTCTTTACCGATCAAGACATTGCACAACTCTACGAGTCCATGACATGCCCCTCAAACTCAAGCGGCGAGCCGGCTCGCCGTTCTGGCAACTACACGGAACGCTCAGAGGCGTCACTGTCCGCGAAAGTTGCGGCACTGATGACAAAAAAATTGCCGAAGAAATCAAAGCGAAGCGGGAATGGGAAATCCTGCAACGTAGTGTCTATGGGGCCAAGGCGAGCGGCACGTTCCTCGGGGCCGTCGCAATCTACTTAGAGAACGACGGCGACGCGCGCTTTCTGCAACCGCTCATCGACCATTTCGGATCGACATCGTGCGGCAAGATCGACCAAGCCGCCGCCGACGCCGCCGCAAAGGCGATCTATCCCGGCCTCGCGCCCTCGACACTCAATCGTCAAATTTACACGCCGCTAACGGCCGTCATTAACAAGGCGGCCGAGAAAAACTATTGCGCACCGATCAAGCTTGCGCGCCCAAAGCAGCCCAAGGGCCGCGTGCGATGGATCACGCACGCCGAGGCGTTCAACCTGATCGAGGCATGCGCGCCACATCTCAAGCCGCTCGTCGCCTTCCTGTTCTACACCGGCGCGCGCGTCGGCGAAGCGCTTTGGATCGATTGGCGCTATGTCGATTTGCAGCGCGCGCAAGTGCAATTCCTCGACACGAAGAACGGCCGCGACCGTGGCGTGCCACTGCACGCCGATCTCGTCGCGATCCTCGCCAACCTGCCCCATCGCGAGGGATGCGTTTTCAGAAAGCAAGGCCGCCTGATCAAGCCGGTTGGCTTCATGCCGCGCAATTCCAACAGCGGCGAGCCGATCGTGCCCGAGTATGCGCTCGGCGAACCATATGCGCCGCTCGATGCGGACGATCCGCGCGACACCTCGGCCGGCTCGCGGATCAAGAAAGGATTCGCCGCCGCCGTGAAGCGCGCCGGCATCACCGACTTTCATCCGCACGACTGCCGGCACACTTGGGCAACGTGGCACTACCAAGAGAACCGCGATCTCAACATGCTCAAGGAACTCGGCGGTTGGTCGAGCCTTGAGATGGTTTTGCGCTACGCTCACGTGAACGTCGCGCACGCCGCGCCCTCAATCAACAACATGCCCTCGATCGCACCCAAGGCCGTGCCTGGCCCGGCAAAGGGCAAGGCAAAGGTTGTCGCCACAAAGGCGAAGCGCAAGCGCGGGGCGGCGTGATGGATCGCGACGCGTTCCAAGGCATCGGCGCCGTGTTCATGGGATTGGGCGCGATCGGCGGCACGCTCGCCGGCGCCTATGGCTATGTGCTGCCGGGTATCATCGCCGGCGGCCTTCTGATCGCGGCGGGCGGAATGCTCGTCGTGACAGCGATCACCAACCGGAAGCGAAAGGAATGAGCGCGAGGCAAACAACCGTGCGGCTGATCCAGCACGCCGAGAGCTATGAGGTGCGCGTCAGCACCTTTTTCTATCACGACGACAACCCCGGCCGCCGGTCGATCAACGGACGGCCGGCACCCGAGGAAGCGCTCGCCGCCGCTCAAGCACTGGCGCGCGAGCAACGGACGATGGCAGAGAAGCAATGACAGAACAGGACAAGAGAGCAGCCCGGCGCGCGATCCGCGCCCTCGACGCGGCGCCCGGCCGCACGATCGCCGGCGCGACGCTGGCGGTGCTCGACGGCACGACGCGCGGCGAGGCCTCGGCGATCGTCGAGGCATGGAAGGCCGCGAACGGCCTGCCGTATCTTTCGCCCGAGGCGTGCCGCGATCTCGCCGCGCGGATCGAGGCGGCCATGATCGCCGAGAGGGCCGAGCCATGACGGACATTTGGGATCGCCTCGCGCAAGAGGCCGAGGCGCGCTTTGCCGAGCGGATGCGGCGGCACGAGCAATGGCTCGGCTTTCTGGCGACGCTTCAAGACGCACCGGCATCGCCGGCTTTCGTCGGCGTCGATCTCGGCTCGCGACCGGATCGCGAGATTGTGCGGCTCGCACAAAATCCGCACATGACTACCGGAAAAGACGGTAAACGTTAAGTAAATCAACGCGATAGCCGAGGGGGCTGATTACCTTCACACGGGAGAGGTCCAAGGTTCGATCCCTTGTGCGCCCACCACGCTTCGCCAAAAGGCTTCGCGTGGCGCAGCCACCCCCGGTCGTAGCGAAGTTGTCCGGACTAGCTCGAAGAGCGTAGA